ACAAATGCGTTGCCAGGTTTTATACATATTGTATGTAATTCTTTTTCACTTATATAATCTATATAAAGTATGCCTTCTGTGACTATCATAGTTTCATGTTTATCAATATGGTAATGCATGGATGTGTTCATGCCTGGCTCAATAGTTAAGAGCTTACAACAATATTTATCATTGTTTTGAAAAATATGTTCTGAGCCCCAAGTTTTTGAGACATATACTGGCACTACATTTCCACTGTCTCCCATTGAGCCTTTATTGTGGCCTGTGCGAGCCCGTACATAAAGTACAGGCTCGCAATCAGATTCTTCTTTTTGTATTGTAATATCACTCATATTGCTTTTATACCATATAATGGTGTCATAATGTAAGCTCGCTGTCTTGATATTCAACGGCTTCTATTTCTACCATTCTGCTTCCATTTATCTTTACTCTTCCATTAGTCTTTGCATCAATAAAATTTTCAGCTTCGCTCAAAGCAGTCTTTTGACATTTTTGATTAAGCGCAACAGTATCAGTATTTAAGTCTAATACAATTTTTTCTTTATAGCCAGAAATTTTATTTTTTGTAAAGTGGAGAAGTAGTCTTGGATTTATTTTACCATCTTGATCTTTCCAAAAGATTTCAGCATGCTCTTTTCGATCATGCAAATCATTATATACATGGAAGATAACATTAGGTCTATACATTAAAGATCTTGCATCAGCAAGGTCATCATCAACAGGAAGCCTCATCTTGGATTGATCCATAGGCATATTTTTTCTATACTCTGCTGTGGCTATCATACATGCATGATACTTAGTGACTAAAGATTTTTGAAGATTTGATATCTGAGTCATTCTTGATGTTGCATCCATATGGCTGAAGTCCATATAGTTGTGTGTATTATCACATATTAACAATATCTTTCTAGATGGATATCTTTGTCTATAATATCTTAAATTTTTCTCAAGGACAGAAAGTGAAGCTCCGTCTTCTGCATCAAGAATGCATAGCCTTTCTTCATTAATGATATCTCTAAACAAATCATCTGCTTGCTTGTATGCTTCCCTGTAGCTATCATCATCTGGAAGATAGGCGTGAGGTTGCACAAGCATACCAATTGATAGTGTAATATCAGAAGGATTTACAATGGAATATAAATTTGATTTTATTCTAGGTTCTATCTGAGAATAGCTATCATCTGTTGAATGTATAATTACCATTGCATTTGGATCTGACAGTGCAACGTCACAACCAAGTGCTAGAACTGTTGCGGTTTTACCGCTATTAGCTCTGCCACCAACATATATCAAGCAACCATTTGTCCAGTTCATTCCACCTGACATAGCATTACCAAATTGTGAATAATAATCCATTTGGAATGTAGACATATTGCTATCTAGCTCTGATGCAGCTCTTTGCTCTTGAATGGCTTCGTATCTAGCTATCTGATAGTTAACTCCTATTAGATTTCTTTGATATTCTTTTTCAATATTTTGAACTTTATTTTCATACTTAGCCATTGATGCAATAATATTATCTGGATCTTCTGAAACTTCATGAACATATTGTTCTGTAGCACCGAGAAGTCTCTCTCTTCTTTCTCCAAATTTATTATTTCTCAAAGCAGAAACATCAGCAGAAATTGATTGCTGAGATATTGTGGTGAATTCTGAAAGAGTTTTAATTAATATCTCTCTCTTTATTGCAGCTGGTTCAGCAGCAATAGTCGGAACCATCCTTTGACATATAGAATCTGGAGAATCATTTTCAGATGCTTGTGATAACTGCCATTCAAAACCAGTTTTGACTAGTAAGTTTGTATAATTTTCTGGGTCAGAGGTATTTAAAAGATAGTCGTCAGGATCCTTTATGTAGTCTGTTATCTCTTCAAAAGAATCCGCAGGAGACATTACGACAGAAGCAGAAACGCCTGTTGTAACTTTTAGAACTGATTCAAGAACTCTTTGAGTTGCTAAATATCCGGCATTATCCCAATCGAAGTTAAGATAAAGCTTTCTTATACCTAGTGATTTTAACATTAGCAAATGATGTTCTGTAAAAGCTGTACCACATACTGCTACTGCATTCTGAATTCCCAATCTATAAAGTTGAGCTAAATCTCCAGGCCCTTCCACAATATAAAGCCCATCTTTTTTAGCTTTATTAAAAGCAACATCTATACCGAGTAAAGCCTTACTCTTTTCATAGATCATTGTTTCTGGAGTATTTATATATTTGGACTTTTGATTCCCATCCATACCTCTTGCAATAAATCCTATCGGCCTACCTCTGGGATCTTTAATAACAAATGTTATTTTATCTTCTCCGAAATAAGAGAAGAATTTTGTTTTTACCATTAGAGATCTATTGACCTCATTCAGGTCCCATCCAAGTTCTGCTAGCTTTGATAATATAGTTTCTTCAGAGCAAGAGCCTATATCAAGGCCTTCTTGTATCCACTTCCTATTCTTACAATACTCTATATTTTCTGGCGAATTAGCCATCAATATATCTGCTATATCTTGAGCAAGCTTATAAGATTTAAATCTTTCTTTATCTTCTCCAGTAGGCTCACCCATTTTGATTGGGATTTCCAGAGTCTTACATAAGCTAGGCACTGTTTCAGTTATCCATTGAGGGCCACTTGCTGGTAGCCCTTCAATTTCAGCTGCAGCTGCAAATATATCTCCAGAAAATCCACAAGCAAAACATTTGACTGTTTCGTTTTTGGCTTTTGGATTAAAATGCATACTAGGTTCATTATCTTCATGTGCGAAGCATTTTATTTTTCTAGCGTTAGCTCTAATTCCTAATTTAGCTACAAGATATTCTCTAAGCTTAGATCTTAGCAAAGGGATTATCTCATCGAGATTTGTGATATACACTTCAACTCCTCTTTGTTTATGATTGATGTATATGGTTTTTGTATTACTTGTTGACAACAATTTACAGCGAAATTAGTTGCCATTACTATTGATTCTTCACTGATAGGATTATCAGAAAGATAGGCAGCAACAGCTGCTGTAAATGTATCACCAGCCCCACAAGAACTTATTACTGGTGTATCAGGAGGCTGTAAAATATAATATGCATTTTTTTGAGTTGGCTTAAATATTTTAACTTCATCTGGGCCGTTAGTATTTAAAATCCAATCAAAGTTTTTAGCATATTCTTCATTATATTCATCGCCAGTTGCGTGCCATATTTTAGTAGAACAATTTTTTATTAAATTTAAATTTAAAGTTTTATATCTTGTATCAACTATACAGAAATCAAAGTAAGGCACATTATAATTTTTTTTACAATTGACAGACCCTCTATTGTATTCAGATATGACTAAGCCAAGCTTTTCTATTTCCCTATACCTTTGCATTAGCGCTGCATGACTCCAAGATAGATTCCAATATGTAGAATTTGAAGAATAAAAATTTTGATTAATTGATTCTGGTGTTTCAGAATATTCAATTAGTATTTCATCATCAATAATTCTTGATATAGAATATATATTTTTATCATGTAAATATAGGCTTGTATCATCTACATGGGATACGAACCCAGATGAGGCAAAGGCGGATCTCTCGCCTCCCAAAAGGGAGACGAGATTTTTCCAAGTATTTAAAGCGCCACCATAAGTGCGTATAGTTTTTTCTACATAAAATCTTTTGTTAGTTTGTTTTTTAAAATGTCCATGTATCCATATATCTATAATTGGATCACCTGTACATATAACAGCAGATTTAAGTGGTTCCATGTGGTGTCCCTTCTATGTAGCTTGCTTGCGTAAGAGGGATGAATACAACATTGTCTGGTTCTAAATCATCAATAGATTTTAAACCTAGATAACTTATAGCTGAGCGCAGGCCACCTCTATATAAATCAAGGACTTCCTTTACAGGGGAAGTTGGTTTTATATAATCCGTGGTTGCGCCTTCTGGACAATTATTGCTTGTCCCAAACATGTCTTGCTGGAAACTTGCGGATGCTTGCCCTCTGTACTTTTTAACATACGAAGGTTGAGGTCTTTGTAGTGGAAAGGATACTGGCTTATTAATTTGATTTTTAATATGATGTATATCATTCAAATCTATCCAACCAGGACTTTCATAAACAGAAGAAAAGACACTTCCCATCATGATGCCATCAGCGCCAGCTGCAAGTAGCTTTACAGCGTCTCCTGGATGTTTGATTCCTCCGTCTGCTATAACTTTGAATCTTTTTCTTCTTTCTGGACCCATAGCATCAAGTATTGCTAAATGCACCAAGTAAACTGCTGAAAGCTGAGGCATGCCACAACCTGTCATAAGTCTTGTAGTACATACAGAACCAGGGCCAATTCCAACTCTAATGTCTGAACAGCCAGCTTCTATTGCTCTTACTGCTCCATTCGGATTTGATATACAGCCCGACATAATCCTACCAACTAAAGGTGATTGTGATAGCTTGGCAGTAATTTGATGAGCCATTTGAGAATCGCCATGAGCAATATCTAAGCATATAGATACGGGAACATAATCATCTACTATACCTGATAGTTCTTGTAGCAAGCTGATCAATTCGTCATAATTTGTTTGACTAGCTCCAATTGCAAAGAAAACATTTTTATGTTTATAAAAATCTCTAAGACAATCTTTCCATTCCTGTGAGAGGAATCTACAAACTACCGCATACTCTCCTTCTTCAACTATTGCTTCTGTCATTTTGTAGCCAGTTACAGTATCCATTGGAGATGTGTATATATATGGTTTTATTTCAGCTTCACTTCTAGATGAAAGTACTCCCAATTGAGGTGAAAGTATTAAATCGTTGGTAGTGAAGAATCCTGTATCAAGCACATTTAAAACCTTATTTTTGTGCATTTGTTCTCTGTCAGTGGAATCGAAATCGACTCCCATTCGCCCTTGCTGTCTAGTATGCATTCGTGTACCTCTGCTTTATATACATAATTTTTAGTTTTATCTTCGATTGCTGCAGCTTTTATTGAAGCTATCAAAGGTATGAAATCGACGACCATTAGAGTGGCATAGTCTAACTGTAAATATGGACCATGCCATTCAATGTTATCGCCTATTTGGGTTTTTATAAGGAAGAAAGTTTCTAGAGTCTGTACTGACATTTTTTTCCTAAAATTGTTTTGGTGTATTATCTTTATTGTAGCAAGTGTTTCTGAACGAACACTTATCACATTGCCAATCCCCTTTTACTACAGGTTTAACTACCCTAGCTTTCCCTTCTTCTATCTGCTTTTTTCTTTTCGCATATTGTTCTGTATCTTTCTTATTTAACTCTCCTCGCTCGTATAGTGTATCTATGCGTTCTTCGGAGTATACTAGTTCATAATCTCTGTCTGGTATATGACCTGAATCGACAGAGTTGGCAATCCATTTATATTGCTCTACTATTGAATCTATAGTTATTGGTGTTGTCACTTTTTGAGTTGTTATTGGGCTTTGACCTTCATAACATATATGATTCTTGCCGGTATCTGGATCTTCTTCTACTGTAACTTTATATTCTGCGTATCTTCCGGTATCTCTAGCTCCGTAAACTAAAAGGCTAGGGCCAAAGTTTTCATGACTCTTAGCATAAAAATAATCATAAAGTGCAAGTTGCATTAAATGACTTTCTCTTGGCTCACCTAGTATTCCTTTTCTTCTTGAAGCTGGAGTTCCTAAAACATAGTTTGCGCCAAAACCATAAACTGATTTAACTTCTACTATAGAGTATAAGCCTGTTTCTGGATTTAAAACTACAATATCTATTTTGCCAGATATATTTGCATCTGGCTCAAAAACTTGTAGCTGATCACCAATATATACTCCTGATTCTTTAGCTATATCTAAACAATAATCTTCATATAAGCAGCCCTGCTTCCATATCCAGCGAAGATATGTATCTGGCTGTATGTATTCTTGCTTTATTTGAGTAACCATAGACTGATACATAGAGTACTTTTCATCATAAAATGAAAAGCAATCTAATAGATATCTAAAATAAGTTGACCTTCTGCACTTGCCAACAAGAACATCCTCACCATGTTCATTAGAAGCTATACAAGATGCTTCAGATGGCCAGAGTGTAGGATGCTTTTTTTGGCCTAGCCTGGGCCTAGATATATAATCAGTGATATGGTCTATAAAAGACCATGCCATTTTTAATCCTGTTTATTTAGTTTTTCGTTAAATTTAGCTTCGAATTCTTCGTCTGTTGGGAAAACTGATTGATCGTCAGTTCTCGCAGCTAAAGCTTCTTCGCTAGTTAGTTCTTTTTCAGTAGATTCTATCATCTCGTCTAAATTTATACTTGCTTCTATTCCTTCAGCTGCTTCGTCAAGGTCTGTTTGTCCTTGAGCTTTTAGTTGTTCTGCTGCTTCTTTCTGGATTTCTGCCCATCGATTCGCAGACCATTCTCCAAATTTTTCTAAATCTATATCTATGCCTTTTTCTTTAAGCTCTTCAAACAAGTATTCAACAAGCATACTGATCTGAAGAATCTGAGCGTTAGTTGAATCAGCTCTCATTCTGAGTGCTGATAGAACTTGTACAAGCTCTTCATTAGAGAATTGTGGTGGTGTGCTTACGGGGTTTCCGTTTGCGTCTAATAGTGACATTAAAGTACTTCCTTTTTTGGTGGTAATTCGCTACCGAGATATACTACATGACTTGAATTGAAATCGGTATTACCGTTTTCATCTTGCCATACTACTGCATATCCATTCATAGCATGCGGAAATCTTAAATCCGCCTTGTGTTGATAAGGTTGTCTAGCACACATTGCGCCTTGTTCTATTAACATTTTATTAAAAAATATTCCTTTATATATTCGGTGAGTATGCCCAACTACGATTGAATCAAATTTATCACTACCGAGTCTTTTTGTAAAATAGTTTAATAATTTTATAACTGTTGCACCAGGATTGCCACCTTGGTAGGCATCTGGATGGCAGAAGATTGTCTGCCCTAGCCTAACATACCAGCTGTCATACTGCTCATATATAACATTATCAAAATCTAATATTTCTACTATTTCACCATACTCATTTAATACCTCTCCATTTGCTATTCTTGCTAATAGATCTGGTCTCAATATTTGTGTAGCTTCTTTTTCAAAATCATTTCTTGATAATGTTTTAGCTGGCCTTCTATCATGATTGCCGGAAACTATTACGACATGCGGAAATCTCTCTGATAAAGTTTTTACTAGTTCGAAAGCACTAATATATTCTTTTAATGCACCCACTCTCTTAGCCCTACCATAAGTGCTAAAAGCGTAGCCATCCAGAATGTCTCCGTTCAATACAACTATATCTGCATCAGAATGCATTTCTATTGCTGCTTCTAATTCATCTTCAAGAGCCCATGGAAAGTGTATATCTGATAAAGATAGTATCTTTCTGTGAGGCTTTGCAACTATTCCTGTATCATTGCGTTCTGCTTTCAGTTTATATTCTTTATTTAAAGATTTAATATATTCCCATCTATCTGTAAATGGGTCTTTATAATTTTTAACTGATTCTGTATTTATATTATCTCTACTACATTTTCTTCTGATTGCATCTACTGTTCTAAGTGTGTGGTGTCCTGGTAAACCCTTTGTGTGCCTCCTTGAAAACTCTTCTGCTATTTCATTATAGCTATTTGTTGGTATCAGAAGTCTTAAAAGGTGTTCTTCCTCTTCATTCCATCTCATATTTACTCCTTGTAAATGTCAATTTTGTTTGCTATCAATTTAAATCTTGGTTCTTCTTCTTCAACTTTTACTTGCATCTTAACTAGTTTACCTACATCTATCTCGTCTTGCAAACAAGATTGCCAGGTTCTAGGGAATACTGTAACATCTGCTATCGCTGTTGAATCATCAAGTTCTATAAAGGCCATTTTATGACCCTTTCTTGTAATAATTTTTCTTATATTAGTAATGACTCCGCATATTCCAGTTGTTTCGCCAGTATATAAATTGGATATATCTGTACATCCTGAGTTAATTAACTTCGCGGGATGTACATCAATGTAGCAGCCTATATAATGAGCTTGCTCCATTATTTCCTTCAATCCTATCTCAACTGTTTGGTTTCTAGACAGCTCTGGGAAGCATGGCTCTTCTTTTAATTTGAGCGCAGGCTTTCTGCGAAGCTTCATGTCTTCGTATTCCTTTAGTTCCTTTTCATATTTTTCAATTAAAATTAATAGAGCTGAATTTTCTGGTTCTTTTTTTACTCTTCTATTTAAAGTTTTAATTTCTTTTTTTATAGAATCTCTATGTGAGACAAGTTCAGAAACTTTTTCATTTTCTTTATCTCTTAAAATTATATCTATTTTTCTTTGCTCATATTCAAGTATATCTTTCATATAATTGTATAAGCTTTGAGCGTTATCAATTAGTTCTGATCTTATATAACCCATCTTATCGAAAGCACCAGCCTTAGCTAAAGCTACAAATGTTTTTGTAGTTACTTTTCTAAGATTTGTTCTATTGAGAAAATCTTGTATAGCTTTAAAAGGAACATTTCCCCTTGCAGATACTATTGATTTTGCTGCGGTCTTTCCTACGTCTCTAATAGCATTCAAACCAAAGTAAACTTCGTTTTCTTTTATAGAGAACTCTAAGTCTGATCCGTTAACTGAAGGTGGATTTATTTCTACACCTAATATTTTCGCTTCTTGTATATATTCTGGAGCTTTTCTTGCCCAATCTTTTGGTTGCAAAGATTTGGATCTAACTGTCATTAGAGAGCAGAAAAATTCAACTGGATAGTTACCTTTAAGATAAGAACTTAAATAGGTTAATACTGAATAGCTTACGCTGTGTGACTTGTTGAAACAATTTGAAGCAAATACATTTCCTTGAATCAAAAAGTTGTGATATTGAGGTAAACCAATATCATATACTGGCTTTGTACCAGTACTTACACTATTTTTTATTTTCATTTTATTTTATAATTTTTTGTTCCCATAAAGCTTGTTGAAGAGATGTATTTACCTTTGCATTTGCAGAAGATAAATTTGTATCTACTTCTGAGAATTCGCTTCCCAGCTTTTCTATGTCCTCGTTTTGTAAACATTCGATTAGGACAAATTGGAATTCTCCATTGTTATCTTGTGCGGGAACAAATGAGAGTGAATATTGTTCAATATTATCTGGGTTAATATTGAGTCGTCTTAAAAAATCTACGACCATTACTTCTTCTGGATGAACATCATCTAAAACATATTCTAGAGATGCAATCAATCGACTATCGTCGGACATTAACTTACTCCGTTAATTTTACAGGTATCATACCTTTTATCATTACGTGTGATCCTGGGTCTAAATAATAATTAAATTTAATTATATTTGGTTCTAAAAACCAGTAGTCTCCATTACCTTTTGAGCCTATCTCCATTAAAACACTATCTACTACTACTGTTGAGGTTACCGGTATAATTGGTTGGTCTAATTGTAATTCGTCTATATCGCAATCAGTAATATCTGTTTCAACAATTGTCCAGTTTTGCCCTTGTATTATTTGGTCTAATACTTTTCCAATAGTTTGAATGTATTGCTGTTGTTCTTGAATTACTTTATTATTGCTATTTATTGCTTCAATTAAAATTTTATTTTGTTTTGAATTTTCAGCTTCAAGACGTTCAAATGTTTTTCCTACTTCTTGAAAGTTTTCTATTGTTTGAACGAAAAGAGCTTGGACTCTTTCAGATTCAACGAAATCTTTAGCTACATCAAGATATGAAATACCAGTTTCTTCGTCTTGTTTTAGTGTTAAATTATCTGTATTATATACAAACATCAACCCATCAGCTGTTGATAGTAGTGGGGATTGCTGCGCAACAACAACGCCAAGCTTTTTATTTTCTCCAAAGAAACCTAAACTGCTATCTATGTCAATACATAAGTCATTGCCATGAATGGTTAAGCCTGCTGAAGAATCAATTATATTTTTTAAATCTTGGAGTTCCCTTGGCCGAGCTGCACCAGCAGCTATATCTTCAGCTGTAGCTGACTTGTACCATTTGAATGTAGAGTCTGTTCTTTTTGAAAAGTTGTAACCATGTTTTTGATCTTGAATAAAGACGGCTGCATTTTCAGGATATTCCTGTTGAACCCATTCTCCACCAATCCATTCTAATATATTATTTATATACTTTCCTTTTGACATTAATACTCTATCGCCTTCTTTTGGATTTCCGGGTAGAGTATCGCTTAAGGTATCTACTGGCTTCAACCAGGTTGCTCCTTTAGTCATTATCATTTTATAATGCCTCTTCTATTTCTTCATTGAGTATATTGTTTGTTCTATCTTCTATAGCGGCTATAGAAGACCAAGCCATATAGAATGATGCTAATTCTCTTAGCTCTTTATCAGGATTTTCTTGAGCAGACAAGGTTTTAAATGTTTTGGTAGCAGCAATATGTGCTATGCCTGCATTTTGTCCAGCTCTTTTCAGTACTTGTCTATATTGTTTTTCGAGTCTTTTCCACTTGCCTAGTCCAAGAGAATCTTGCTTTGTTGAAAGGGATAAATATTTCTGAGCTTTGAAAGCCATTATAAATGAATACCAAAATATTTTAATTCTAGCAAAAAATATTTTCATTTTGTTTCCTCCTAAGGAAAACCCCCACCCCGAAGGGTGGGGGCTAAACTAATTATATTCTATGAATAGTATTTAGTCTATTTAATTATTATGCGTCTGAACCGCGAAGCTGTAGTTTTTCTGAACCGTCTAAAGCGAACTCCATAACGATTATTGAACCTTCTGAGTTTTCTTTCCAGTACCAGTCTCTAGCATCGTTTTGTGCACTTTGCACAAGAAGGACACCATCAAGGAATACTTGCACATCAGCATCAGCAGTTTTAACAGCGTTTCCACCAATGGTGAATTCGTTGTTAGAGCCATCTGAAGCAATCCAGTGCTTAACGCGCTGAACTTGGTGAAGCGCATCTTTAACATCTTGAGACAAGTAGTCCAAGCTGTCGATAGCACCATCAGCAATCATTCTGCTGATAACCATATCGTTGGCACACTGAGCTGAATCGACACCAAGATCAGTGATCTTGAGACCGGAAGCAGCTTTAGTCATTGTTGAACCATCAAGCTCAAGAGAGAACTGACCGGCATTGCTCATTTCTAAGCCTTGACCATCAGCGGTCAAGTAAGACTGAACGCGAGCGTCGGTGTAGTAAAGGTTAGAACCTTCAGAAAGGTCACCAGTGTCTACAGCTGTAAGACAGCCAGCTTCTAGTTTGACTCTAGCTTTAAGCTGATCTTTGTCAAGAACTTCAGCGCTATCGATAAAGAGGCCTGCACCGGCACCTTTAATTTCAAGAGAAGTTGAAGATTCCCAACGTAGCCCAGCATTCAATTTCATTGAAGCTAAGTCGTCGCCAATTTCGATACCTTGACCAGCTGCAAGAGCGTTAGCTCCCTTAGCAACTCTAACAAGAACATCTTCTACTTCAAGTGTAGAGGTGTTCATTATTACATTGTCGCCCATCACTGTTAAGTTACCAGTGATAGTAACATCGTCAGGAAGACCGATAGCACCAGTATTTGCGTCAAAGGTACACTCGTTAGCAGTTCCAGAAAGGTGAGCACGAACCTCAGCAGAGGAAGGACCAGTGTAAGTGATTACACCAGTAGAAGCATTGTAAGCGCAGCTTCCGTCACCACCAGCATCTGTTACAGATACTTGAGCGCGAATCTCATCAGCACCTAAACCATTGAAGGTGAAAACACCATCTTGATATGCAAGTGTTGAAAGGGCATCTGCATCGCTTTGACTCACTGAGAAGTGAGCACGAACTTCAGCAGCGCTTGGCCCGGTGTAGGTGAAAACACCTGTACCAGAGTTGTAGCTAAAGCTTCCGTCACCACCTGAATCTACGTGGGATACTTCACCACGAATTTCAGCAGAAGTAACACCTGTCAAAGAAATTTGACCAGCGTCACTTACGGCAATTGTACCGAAGTTTGCATCATTGGATGCGGTTAATGCAGCAAAGATACCGTCAGGTCCTGAGCTGTTTATCATATATCTATTAATTGCACTTCTAGCCATAATATATATCTCCTATATTTATGTTTGTTTTGTTGGTTGGTTAAACTGGTAAATAATTTACCAGAATTTACAAGCTTTAACTGAAGTCTATGCTTCAGAATATAAAGCTTGAAGCGTTTCGGAATCTTCTAAAGTGTAACTAAATTTTATTGTATTATTTTCAATAATATAGTCTTCAGTTATTCCTTCTAATCTTGTGGTGCCGTCTACAATGACAATAACATTGTCATTGGCTGGTATTGGATTTAATATAAATTCACTGGTAGAACCGTCTACACTAGATGTAAGGTCATGCAATACCATTGGATTGCCTTGTAAATACTTTTGAGGCGGGTACTTCCTATACGGAGACACACCTATAGACCCAATCTTTTTCATATCGTAGACTCCCCAGTCATGGTACCCATTATAGCAGACACATCTCTATCGCGCAAGCTGGATATCAACTCTGACCCATACAACATTTGTATCTCCTTGGTCTGCTTTTAATCTTAAGTAAATGGTACCCTTGTTGCCAGTTCCTTCTGCATCAACAAGATCATAATATATTTCTTCTTCGGAATCTAGTCTATCATTTTCTACATCGATATCTGCATATTCCACTACAGTATAACGTGAATCGCCACCAGAGTCTTCGGCTATAACAAAGTCTAGAGAAGTAGCTTCCCCAGATATTAATATAGCTCTGACTCTAGTGACAATTCCTTCGCCTGGCACATCTACTGCAGACGTTTCAGTCCAGGTATCATTTGCGCTGCAGTTAGCAACGACTTTAAAATACACTGGTATTGATTCTTTTTTAGATGCTCTCGATGTGTATATTCTTGCTGACACTTAAGCTCCCTTTTACTAATGATAATTCTTTTTCATATATTTCTGATATAGGAATCATACCTTTTTGAGTTAAAAATTTATGATCACTTGTGCAAGAAATCTTTATATTATTTTCTAAAGTATATTCGCTTATACATTTTACACCGTTAGAGTGCCACTGTTCAATTTGTTGAAGATATAGATCTCCATTATCTGTCATCGATACAACAGTTGCTGGGACAGTATTATCTACTAAGTATTGTATAGATACAAACCCTTCTTCAAGAGTATATACCATAGTATCACCTGCTAAACAATAGTCAGCAAAGCCTACTAGATCATCCCAAAGTGATTCTGCAAAAGATTCTGGAACTTTATTCTTTCTAGAGCCTTGAATAAATAAAGCTCTATATTTATCTAGAACATCTTTTTTCTTTTTACCCATGGCTCTTCTAATATCGTCAGATTCTTTAAGGGAAAAGCCTGCCATTTTACAACATATTTCCATTACTTGTTCTTGATAAACAAGAGTGTAATGTGTTGGTTTTAATACATCTTCTATGATTGGAGGTATAGTATCTTCTGAGTAGCCATTGTTTTTATTTCTTATATATTTTGTGTGCAGTCCAGCTTGAATTGGTCCAGGTCTATTTAGAGCGGAGATATCGCTTAAGTCTTCAATAGAATTGGGAACAATTTTTTCAATTAATTTTCTAGCAGTTCCTGAAGTTTCCATTTGAAAAATTCCTGTCAGCAAACCATTGTTTAATATTTTGTAAGCATTATTGTCGCCATCTTCTACCGAAAACAAATCTAAATCTTCACCAGTTGTTTGCTTTATTAAAGATACTGCTTCCTTGAGAATTGATAAAGTATCAATAGATAAGAAATCAAATTTAATCAAGCCTAAAGATTCTACTTCATCTTTATCGTACTGAGTAATTCTTTCTGCTTTACTATTTTTCCATAAAGGAACTTCATCATGAATCGGGAAGTCAGATATAACTACACCAGCAGCATGTATACCAAAATTTGATACCATATTTTCAAGTTTAGATACAGCATTATAAAATTCTTCATAGTCTTTTATTTCTGGATGTAACTCTAATATTTCTGAGAAGGTTGCTTCTCTTCCATATTTGGGAGGTGGTATCATTTTTAATATCTTAGATAACTCAGTTGTATCCCCTTCGGTAACTCTATAGAAAGATCTTGCTAATGATTTGGGTTTAAATGTTCCATGTGTAATAATGTTTGCAACATTATCTCTGCCCCATTTTTCTACCACCCAGTCAATAGCTTTTTCTCTTTCGGTAGCATCAAAATCTATATCTATATCTGGTGGACTGCCGCCATATGTATCTGAGCGAGCTTTATCAAAATCAAACTCATCACTAATGCCAGTTATATATAGCAAGATAGAATTGTATGGATTATCTAGCTTGCTTTGAAGCTTGCTTTCATTGCATAATAGATTATATATTATTTGCAAATCTTGAGAAGAGCAAGTATCTTCTTCATAATTTAAGAAATCGTTATCAACTTGAGACAAACGATTTTCTATATAATAATTTTTTATTGAGTTTATCATTTTTCACCGGAGATTATAATGGGAACTGTATATTTAGATAGAATGGATAACCGTATTGATGGGATTAAAGAAATTTGGGCAGAAGAACTTGAAAGAACTTCACCGGATATTACTGGTTATGAAACCATCGGAAAAGTAAGTAGAAATGTATCAGTTTCTTCAAGAAGCTTATCCCTTGAGGATGTAGCAACTGGTACCAGAATTAATGTATTAGATATTTTAGGGAAAAAGGCAAGCAGAATTGCAATTTCTCTCAGTAGTACAACCGATACAGTTGACTTATATATAAATCCAATCTCTTACAATCACAGACCAAATGAAACAGGTCCAAATGAAAAAGTATCTTTATGGCCTATATCTGGTACTGTTGCTACAACGGCGGATGGAGTATCCACTGTTGCTGGAACTTGTAATAGAGGTGTAAAAGTTAGCATTACCGATGTAGAAGAGTGGATATCAACTGAAGATCTTGGTGAAAACCATGTACCAATAGAAAGTGTATATGTTGATAATGTTTCTGGTACGGTAAATATTATAATCTTTTAATGTGAATGTTGACATTCTACTTTAGGTGGAGGATTGTCTAGCTGCTCCCTCATATCTTCTGAAAAGATTTTAGGAATAGCTGATCTGCCAGAGTTTAGAAATCTTTCAAAGATTAATCCATATTTAATAGGATCAACTTTGGTAATATCTAACGCATAGGCAACAAGAGAACCTGCTGCACTACCTCTGCCTGGTCCAACCCAAACGCCTTCATCTCTTGCACCATCTAAGAATTGCCATACTATAAGCATGTAGTCTGAAAAGCCCATCTTCTTAATAATATTTAATTCATGGTTTAGTCTTTCTTTATATATATCTGGTGGCATACCATTGAATTTTGTAAACAAGTTTTGCTTCGTTACTCTTTCCAAGGCATCCCAAGAATTTAATCCTTCTGGTAAGTCTAAAAATTTTGGATAGCGGTTTATCCTATCTTTAAAATAGCTTTTATCATCTACCATTTCAGCAAGTGATACAGTATTAGAGATACCATCATAGGGTAATCCCAGGCGGTTAGCTGTGGCCCACATCCAATCATGATTCGCGACATGTACATCTATTTCTCCAAATGTAAATCTTTTCTCATCGCTTAATACTGATTTAGTTTGCATGCATAAAGCAGCTTCATGCAATTGCTTATCAAGCGAATGAGTATAGTGGCAATCGTTAGTAATAACTATTGGTATATTTTTTCTTAAAGATATTTCTGTTAAAACAGAATTAACTTTTCGCTGTTCTTCTTCTTCATGCAATTGGAGTTCAATTAAAAATCTATCACCAAATAAACTTTTATGATGATCCAAAAGTTTTTCTGCTTCCACTTTTCTATTGTTTAATATTAACTGTGATATTCTAGATCCTAGGCATGCTGTTGTTGCACATATGCCTTCACTATATTGACCTATTAAATAGTCGTCTATTCTAGGCTTTCTATACATACCCTCAGTATAAGAGTATGATGATAATTTAAATAAGTTGCGCAATCCTGTATCATTCAATGCAATCAATATTAAATGATAGTAAGAGTTATCTAGATCGTCCACTTCTCTTACAGTTCTATCATTGACAGTATAATAGGCTTCCATTCCTATTATAGGTTTTATCTCGGCTTGCCTACAACTCTTATAAAATTTATATGAGCCGCTAACGTTTCCGTGATCTGTTATAGCAAGGGCACGCTGCCCAAGTCCTGATATGTACTCAGGCAGCGTTTTAACCCTATTTATACCGTCTAATAAACTGTATTCTGTGTGAACATGAAGGTGAACGAAGTCTTTACTAGACATTTTGTTTCCTTTTGTTTATAAGTTTGAGACGCATTCCTTGCAGTATAATCCTACGTATTTGACTGGCCAAGACATTTCTGCCATGCCATCATGTGTGCTTAATTCTTCAACAGAATAAGGCCATCTGCATTCACGGCATAAGCCGTAGCTATGCATCAACACATATTTGCCTTGATCTGTTATTTTTTCTAGATCCATTCCAGTTTTCGTGCATGTAATATACTGTGGCATAGCCTGTATTTCTTCTTCTATTTCTTCAAGAAGCTGCTGTTTCTTCGCTTCTAGTTTCTGCTTCTTCTCTTTCAACTCCAGATAAATCATAGCATGCTTTTCGCAATCTGTCGTATTCTTCTGGGTTTTCTGTAAGGTGTGTTCTTGCTCCAAGTTTTCCTCCGCTACACATAGTTATTTCTTCTTGGTCTGGTAAGCTTAGCTTAACTGCAGACCCTGCAAATCTTAATAATCCAATATCTTTTGCAAAATTTATTGTATCTTGACGTTGGTCAACGCCTCTACCGCATATAAAATCAAATTCTGCAGCTCTTTTCAGAGCCGGAGCCATTTTATTTTTCTTTACTCTTACCGTCATAGCCAGAGTGTCTGACTGCTCTTTTGAAGGTTTTGAAGATACTCTAAGCCTTACAGAGGAGTAGAATGGTAAAGCATTGCCGCCGCTGGTGGTTTCTGGATTGCCATACATTACGCCAATTTTCATTCTAATTTGATTAATAAATATATAGCAGACTTTATTATCGACACAAACTTTAGATATAGATCTCATTGCTTTTGACATGACTCTTGGCAAATCGCCAACACCCATCTCATTCATTTGTCTTTTAGTTTCTTTTTCAGCTTGAGCGGCATCGATTGAATCAAATACAACCATACCCACTTGACCGCTTTTACCTAAATCTACTGCTATCTGAAGAGCTTCTTCAGCTGTATCAGGGTAAGCAAATATAACTTTGCTTGCATCTATACCCATACTTGCTACTATATCTATACCTGTGGTTCTTTCTAAGTCTATAAATACTGGTGGTCTGTCGTACCCTCTAGTGGTTACGTATTGTTTTACAAATTGTAGAGCTAGAGATGTCTTGCCTGCAGAAGGCTCGCCATATATTTCTATTACCCTATCGTCAGGTATACCACCTATACCTAACTGACAATCTAGTGAAAGGCTTCCAGTTGGAATTGGGTTTGCGCTACAGATCCGAGGACCTAGAGATAGTATCTCTTTCCCTCCAAATTTCTTAGATAAAGAATTTGCTATAAGATCTATTTCTGCAATGCCTGTAACTTTCTTTACTGCCATGGTTTCTCCATTATTCAGTCTTCAGGTGGGTAAAGCTTTTGCTCTCCATCTGAAAAAGTTATTATAGTTTTATTTGTTGGATGAGGTAAGATATGAACTTTTAAAAAGTCTTCCATAGTGTCAAACAGAGCTATCCCTCCTCTTGGGGGCGGGTAAAGCCAATGAACAATACATTGTCCTGTTGCCAATACAGCCCCTTCAATGACCACACCTTCACCTGAAACGCCAGTTTCATCTTGTCTTCTACAAACTGTAAAAGTATCAATTCCTCTTGGCGCAAGTTTTGGCGGAGGCTTTGGAATTAAATCTGTTTGATCTTTAGATTCTTCCTCTATATTTTCATCTTGTTTTTCATTTTTTGTTTTTTTAGAACTCATGATTACTCCATTGGAATCTGCTTTGAATTATTTTCAGCAATTTCCAATTCTTCTTTTTTTTGTTGTACTTTGTCTGGATTATATATTAAAAATTCTATTCTGCCTTCAGAGATGCAATCTCTTATTCTTCTCTGAACTTTGCTTAGGTTGCTCTTTCCTGTTTTGATATCTAAAAATATTATCTTATCAATAGTATCTGACTCACCATCTGTTATATCTGATAAGCCAGAAAATACAATGTAATCAATCGGGTTGCCAAGGAATCTGTAGTCTTTTGGATTTAATTCTTCCATAAGAAAAGGGGCTATCTGCTCTGTAGCTTGGCCTCGCAAGATACTTCTAGATCGCTTATTTGCGTCTTTTCTTATTTCTTTTTCCGTATTTATACGCCAAGATTTATACAACTCTTTGTAGTATAATTCTGTAGTTTCCTTGACTAATTGATTTTCTTCTTGGATTATGCTAAGTTTTAGCAATAAGTTGGCTTTTTCTTTTCTTTCTATTATTATCTTTTGATATAATGTGTATAGCTGTACTATTGCCAACAACAGTAGCACTGTAAGCGCTATTGCTAGCGAGGTCATTTTAGCTCCATGTCTTTAAAAGTTTTAGTTACTGGAACGTTCAATATACTACATCCAGGCCATGTGAGGCTATTGGAATTTGCTAGTAGATTTGGAAACGTAACAGTTGGTTTAAATTCAGATGATTATTTACATAAAAAATATGGTGAAAGTAATACAATTCCACTTGTAGATAGAACATATGTATTAATGTCAAATAAATATGTTGAGAATGTATTAGTTTTTACAGAGGAAAATCCTTCTGATTTAATTTTAAAATTTAAACCTGATATTTATATAAAAGGTCCTGACTATAAGGGCTGCGAAATACCTGAGATTCATGCTCTAAATAGAGTTGATGCTCGATATATTGTTCAGCCAGACAGCAAGGAATATAATTCTTCTGATTTAATTAAAAATTTAGAACCAAAAGTATTGAAAAAATTAAAGAAATATATTTAATCACCAATAAAGCATGCATTCATTCTCAACATTTTGAACATAGCCTTAGCTATTACATTTATATTTTTTTGAGATATTGGATGCTCTTCATGGTAAAAAACTACGTTTACTATTGCTTTAATAAAGACTTGTTGGTTATCTGAGTTTTGATTATTTTTATTTAAATTGATTATTTTGTTTTCGAAATCTATTTGAAAATCATCTTCATCTTCTGAATGTAAAATAGAATAAACATGACCGTCATAAATAAAATTGTCAGGTATATATAAAGTGTTTATCATTTTAGTCTCCCAGAAAGATCTGGCTTCATCAATGACATGTGTTTTTAATTTATTTATGTCTATCCTATCGTCATTTAATATTTCACTAACAAAAGTTTTTAAATCAATATGCTCTTCATCGTCATTCAAGACATGCATCATCCTATAGTCTGAATCAAAAAACATATCTACTGCATTATCAAATGCTTCTGATAAATATTTTTTTCTTCTAAACCTAGGATGTTGCAACTTAACATAGTCATCCATAGCTTGCTTTAGGATAGCATTTAATAAAGTTGTATAGTCTTGCCTGTCGAATGTTGACATATTAAAATTTAATTGTACAGGTATCTCCATCACAAAATTCATCATCAGCTTCATGCTGCGCTTCAGTTAAATCTATGTGTGATACCTTTGAGGACATTTCTTCGTACTGTTCTTTTGTTATTTCTATATAGGGAGCTTGAACATATCCATGATTTTCATCTTCAAGCGGTAGAAGGGATATTGATTTTAAATCAGTTTCAAAATATTCTAAACAAGTTTCTATTTCTTTAGCCTCTTTTTTATTAAAAGTAACTGTTATTGATACCTGATTATCAGCCCACCATTTTTGCATATCTGCAGCATTGGCAAACTGTTCCCATATACTAACATCTTTTTTAGCTTTTGAAAAATGTTTTTCCTTTACAGGAAAACTAACAACAGAAGTATCATCTGAATAAGAATCAGCTTCTACTATGTAGCCAGCATTTTTACATATATTTACTAAAGCAGATGTATTTTGTACTCTAATATTTCTTATATAGTATTCGCTATGAGGATAATGTATGCCAGGAGTCGCACCGCATAATAATGAAACTGTTCCGCTAGGCTTTACACTTGTAGTCTTTATAGATCTAGGCACGCAAAGCCACTCACTGTAAAGCTGATCTAAATTTTGAATATAATCATATCCAGAATCACACCAGTTTAGAAAAGATCTTCTGCCTAGAAGTTGCATTGCTTGAATAATACCACTCATACTGCAGCCAATTCTTCTATTTCTCATCATGACCGCATTTGTTTTTGCATTATGCGTAGGTATAAGTGTTACAGTTTTTGCATATAAATATGCAAATTTAAGTGTTCGTTTATAATCGTCTATATTTTTGTGGTGAGCAGGATATGTTTCAACTAAACAGCAAAGCTCATGATCTTCTAAAGATTGCTCTGAGCATGGGTTTGACCCCATAACTCTATGGTCTTTATGATTGGGTATATCTTTAGTTCTTCCATAGTCTTGCATATTTTTGAGCCATATTATTCCTGGCTCGCCATTGTGTTTTATGCACTCTGCTATATTCGAATAATTCATACCAACTGTACCGAAGATAGAGTTATTGCTAGCCCATCTCCTGTCCATTAATGCTTCTTTATCTTGTTTTAATTCTAAAAAGTTTTGATCTGATGCATCTCCGAACATAATCTCGGCAGTTCTTCTAACACCACCGCTGACTACACACTTGCCTACATAGTTAAATATATCTACAATTTGTCCTGAAGATATAGGTGTGGGTTCTAAAACTGTTAATAAGTTTTTTAAATTATTTATCAATGCTATTAGTGGTTCTGGACCGGATGCAACGCCTCCGAAGCCTTTGATTGGGGCACCTCTTTCTCTGATATGGCTGTAATCAATTTCTTTGGGGTACAGGGCTTTTCCAACGTGAGCATTGAGTACTGTCTTGGTTAAATCTATCCAGCCTTCTCTAGAGTCTTCTACGACGTATTCAGAGTCACTGTATGACAAAGGCATCAGCTTGATAGTACTAGCACCTCGTGTATCCCCTCCTACGCCAACTCCCAACATGGACATGTCCATGAGAAAAGTAAATGGTGTTGCAAAATCTATTGCTAGATTTTCTGTTGTCACAAAAGCACAATTATTTAATGCTGCTCCACCTTTTTTATATATTAATTCTGTACCCATCATCCAGAGACCTCTACCTGGGGGTGTGAATTTAAAAGTCCACATTCTTTCAAACATTTCTTGAGCAGATGTTTGTGCTTTTCTATCATCCCAGGGAAGTCTAAACATTTTACAGTGTTGTTTCTGTATATTATAAACGCCTTCAACAACTCTCTTTATTGTTTCCCAGAATTCTTCTAGATTCCCATTCTCTTTGAGCCTTGCATACGTTCTCTTATATGTAAAATAACCAACAGGGCCCCATTTTGGTTGCTTGCCTTCATAATTGTTTAAAAATGAAGGACTTAATTGAAATGATCTTATTTTTCTTCCATCATGTTCTTGAGATAGAAACATAATCTAAAGCTCCGTTGTTATATATCTATTATTTTTTCTGTTGTTCTATCTTTATGGCCAGCTAAATGTTTTAAATGAGAAACTATGAGTAGCATTAGAAGTTGCAATACAATGCAAAATATAATGATACCCATAAATCCATTCATTATATGGCAAAAGATATAAAGTAATTTTTCTTTTAAAAAGGTAAGCAATGTATTAAATTGCTTAGCCATCCATAGCCTCTTCGTCAAGATATAGATTTTCCATAACAGTTGGCATGGTAGTTTCTATATATTGCTGCAAGGTTTGAACGCCTAATAAAAATGTGAGAAGATTTGCACTCACATCTTCAGTACCGTTAACTGATGAGGTAACCATTGAAAAGAATTCTTCAAATTCATCTGGTGTTACCTCGGAAGTAGATGTTGAGATATCTATTAGCATTAATGAAATTAGCTCAGATCTCTCTTGAATATTTAATGATGATAATGATTTTATATTCATGTTGTATTTGTTCCGATTTTATTGTAAGCCATTAAAGTCATATTGACTAGAAGGCCTGTAGTTACTGAGCCGACTACTGCAATTAAACTTTGCGATATACCGGTTAATAATAAAAAAGTTATTACTGAAGATAGTATATCAGTAATTAAAAAATGTTTTAAAAAAAATGTTTTAAATATTTTTGGTATATGCATAAAGGTAAACACTAAGCTCATCCACATGATGAATCCCAGTATGACTCCGTCAATCATCAGTTCTCCTTTTTAAAAAGCTTGCTATCCATTTTATATATTCGCTAATAAAGCGACTTGTTCGCATTGGTATCATGCTTTTTCCTTTAGCATTTTTGTGTATATCCTTCTTGGCCTAGTATTAAGTCCATCTGAGTATTGTCAGTATTGTCGACTACATTTATATGTATTTCTCCATATGAATCTCTCCATACAGAAATATGCCAATTGGTTTGAGTAATTGTTATTGTATCTGAATCTGGATAATAGTTTTCAACTGTTATGTCATTTTCCATAAGTAAAATCCTGTAAAAATTTTTTTCCAATTTTGGAATCTCTATACGCGATTTTTAATATGTAGCTAAGCCTCTTCTATAGAGATAAATTCTACATATTCATGATCTTCAGCTTCTCCATCAGCGTATTTTTCCATAGCTTCTTCTTCGCTATACGCTTCCATAGAGCATTCCATGCGATAATATATTTTATAAAATTTTAATTCTTCTTCTTCGTCATCTAATTGTTCATTCATTTTTTTTCCTTATAAATTAATTTGTATAAATCTTCATACGCATGACCAGACCAGCCTGAGATATTGTCTTGCTTATAGTCAGAAAATGGACAAGTTATATCAATGCAAAATTGTTTTTCTATATTAGAACCACATCTTATACATTCTATTGGCTTGTCCATTTCATCTCCACATGTAGGCTCATGCCTATTTGTTCCAGAATTTTTCTAAGCTCTAACAGTGTATCAATTCTTTGTTTCCAAAAATTCTTTACAATTCTGGATGCAACTTTTGCAGAAATAGTAGAAGACATGTAACTGTCTGCCATTTGTTCTATAACTGTTGCTGCAGGTCTCTTAGCTCCTTTTTTTGCGAAGGAAGATACTATTGCATGTACTACATCAGATTTTTTAATAGCATTTCCACCTGCAATTGCATCTGTTATAGAAGCTGCAACTGAATGGTAATTGCTAGCTAGCTGTAAGTTTCTAGCCAATTGCATCAATATAGATCTGAATGTTTCTTCAGATAAATTTTTAGGTATGTCTATTGTTAATTCTGTAGCCCATTCATACAATGTTTTTTCATAAAATACAAATTCTTGTATGAAGGAAGAAGTAATCTCTGAATAGATTTCAGCACCTTGAGCTACAACATCCATGATTGCTGAATGATCTATTTTCAGAGTATCGTCGTCCATTATCATTTCTCCACCTTATAAAATTGCCCCCCACTCAAAATGAATCGAGCAGGGGGCAGATTTATATTAAAATATTTTACCAGAGGGGGCGTCTGCCCATAGAATTCTTGGAAGAATCTTCTCCGGTATTTGTATTGGCTTGAGCTTGAGCAGCAGCTGCATTGACGCGAGCCGATTGACCACTCTTGCTATTAAAATTATCGATTATAGACTGAAATATTTCATCTTTAACGGTTGTATCTTCGCCAAGAAATCTGACATCATCATACCATGTGTCATTTCCTTCTTTGTCCTTCCCCTTATGTTGTGGGGCTGAAACAAAGATGCCTTTTGCACCATTGATTATTTTAAATCCTCCTATTTCTAGAACATCTTCAACTAGCAATGATGCGAAGCCCACTATCTTGCTCTTGGGATTCGGAATTTGTCTCACCTGTACAGTGTAACTGAACATTTTGTTCTCCATTTATTTGTTTTTCGTTATATTGTTTTTTCATATAAATTATATAATTAGCTATTACTTCTGCAACCGCATCAACAACCATCGCCGCTATCTGGGTGATTGCTAGTTTCACTGCCGGTCTCGACATCATCGCTATTAAAAATCTTTTCATCTTCTGTTTGCTCCGACGTAATTTCCACCTTATTCTTTTCAAGAAAAATTCTATAAAAATAACCCAAAGAAATAGCCATTCCAGCTAATTGTTGTGGTGTTAATTTAGATAAAACTCCTTTTGACTGTGCAAAGTCTGCGAAAGCCATGCCTAGCACGTCATATTCTTCTTTAGGTGTGGTCACGACTTTATTACTTAAAATTTCTAGCAATTGAAACTGATCAATTACTAGGTTTTCATTTACATGCCATTTCATCTATTAGTCCCAGCCAATTATATTGGGTGTTGCAGACATAAGCAGCCTTAGCAAGACTGTATATTCGCCACCAGTAATGGGTACTGTAACATAATTAGATTCATTTGTATTTTTATTTTTTTCACCAAGTTTCATCATATAGGTTCCGGCATATTTACCTTCTCCTGGACTGAATTCTAAACTTTTTACACTAGATGAGCCAGGCATAGAATGTACTAGCCTTTGTGGTGAATCTGGATTATCAAACATTAAACACATGTCCGATATTCCTAATGCAAAGGATATTTTAGTCTTCCAATTGTAAGACTTATCTCCTTCAGAAGGTGCTGCTTCTAAAAGAACTGCACCATTTTTTTCTATTCTGCCATCCTCATTTGTTTTCGGAGGTATGACTGTGAATTGGGCTGCTCCTAATTTTTTATAAATAGGGAATGTTCCCGGATACTTTCTCATTGTTTTCCTCTTTTATTTCTTCTATCCAGCTTAACATCAACAATCCCTGTCTTATGACTGAATTGTATATACTATCGCCATGATCGTTTTTATTTTGTATTACTAATTTTAATAATTCAGATGGGTTTATATTTTTTTGATCTGTATCTAAATTTAGATCTTCGATACCCATTCGTATAAATATATTAGCTAATATTTCAATCTTGTCAATGGTTTTTAAACTTGATGTTTGATTAAAAAAAGAATCAACTATATTTTTTTTATTCATTTATTATTAAGCTCTTTATCTATGTTAGATATTAGCAGTGGTACTGGGCCTCTATACTGTTGAGTAAGTTGCATACAAGAAGTTATTTCAGATTTTTTAAATATATTTGAAGCTATCATTTTGTATATGCCAGTATCTCTGTTGCTTTGATTTGTGTCTATTTGCTCTAGATCGCCCAATAGGATTAATTTACTATTTTGCCCTATTCTTGAAGCTGTTGATTTTAATTCATGCCATGTAAGGTTTTGAATTTCATCAAGAATAAATGTGCAATTTTCAAATGTACAGCCTCTGACATATTCTAAAGGTAAGTATTCTAAAGAATTTTTTTCTTCTAATATACTTGTATATGCAGTGGACTTATCCCCTAGAATACTTTTAAGCACCATTTCATAAGATGATATGAAAGGGGCATACTTGTCTCTGACATCACCTGGCACTGGGCCGAATGCTCTGCCTCTGCCAATTAGTGCTGTAGATTTACACATATAAATTTTCTTTTCATGATTGAAAAGTTGATCTAATGCGTACGAGAGAGCAAGCGTTGTTTTTCCTGTACCTGCAGCTCCAAGGCATACTGATATTTTTATTTCTTCTGACGCAAGACTATCTAAAAAACAAACTTGTTTTACATCTTTTGGGTTAACACCATTAAAAGATAAGTGTTTGTTTGGATCTATAAGTTGTAATGAATTGTCGGCTATCTTTTTACACAAAGCTGTATGCTTCGTGTCTGTTGCATTTTTTAAAAGTATATATGAGTTTATTGATATATCATCAATTCCATCATAATCTATACATTTTTCTAAATATATTTTATCTATTATTTCTTTACTTAGTTCTAATTCTAATAGCCGAGAAAGCTCATTCATTATTTATTCCTTTATTAATTTATTCAACAAGTCTATAAGTGCTTCTTCTGTTTTTACTGTGTATTTCGGCGGGGTCATATTTGTACTTAATATCGATAAATAGTCCTCATCAAGCTTTGAATCTCTTTGTATACTTCTAGTGTATAATATGTTTGTATCTATTTCCAATTTTACTATAGTTGTATTTCTAATTTTTATGCCGCATGCTGATTCGGCAATAATATTTTTTCTTGATCTTGCGATCTTTTTTTTATAGTTTCTTTCTCTATTTTTCCCATTAAAATTTTTTATATCTATGTAATTTATTTTAAGTTCTGTTTGATCAAGAAACTTTTTAATTGCTGTAGACTTGCCAGAACATGGCAATCCTATAACTTGAACTTTTTTCATTAAAGTTTCTCCAAAAAAATAAAAGGTGGAGCCAGGAAATTCCTGACTCCACCAGTGTCAACCAACCCGACACGGGAGAGATATATAATGGTATGCATTATATAGGGCTGTTTAGATATGAAATAAACAACCACGAAAAAGGGAGGCGCAAGCCTCCCTATAAGGTTTATTGACTAGTTACCCTTAACGGCACCAGTTGCAAATACCTCAGAGACTCCATCAAGCGTAGTGCTTGACCAAGCTTCAGGTGCAACACCTTCGCCATTAAGAATTAGCTGGCGACCATTAAGGCCGTGTGTTGCTGCAAAAGCTGCAAGGGTGGTCCCATCCTCAATCTGAACGTTTGAGGCACCAGGACCGGGAACGAGTACGAGTGTAATATATCGCATTTTATCCTCTATTGTGGTGCGTAAGTTTGAAGTTCTGAATTACTTAAATTAAATATAAGTTTTTCAGCTGGTTGATATTCAGTGCCTCTCCTTTCAGAAGAAAGCATGTGGCATATAGTGTGAACTGTCTGAGCAGCAACCATGTTTACTAGTGTTGTGCATATTCTAAGATTACAGGGTCCATCTGGAACATCTTCATCATTAAAAAGAGATGATTTCCATTTTTCCAACTTGTAAGAATTCATATTATCTATAATATTTATTTCTGCGTGTGCAAACCCTAATCTAGTTTCGAAAACATTTTTAACTTTCCAGTTAAGACGAAAAGCGTCGTAGATATCATGTCTAGCTGACATAGTATCTACAGTGAGGACCAATGGCCCATCAATTAAAGCTTTATGTTCATTTGCTTTGAAATAATAATCGTGTGTTTCGATTTCTGCCATAGGGTTAAATCTTTGTATTACTTGCTTAAAAGCATCTACTTTTCTTTTTCCGATATGTTCTATATCGTATATTTGATTTGGTAAATTATGGTCTTCGACAATGTCAGGATCCCAAATTCTAAATTTGTGAAACCCCATTTTTGCTGCTGTTAATCCGATGTAACTACCGGTTGCTCCAACACCAATGATATTTAAATGTTGCTGAGCATCTTCTGGTCCGAAGAATCCAGCATGCCTAAGAAAGCTTACTGAAGACATTATGACTCCTTTGTTAGTCTGTTAAGTAATCGATGTTTTGTCTAATATATGAATCGAAAACTTCAGATGAATAAGTTTCATCATATGGAGTGTAGATATAATTATCTATTTCCTCCTTCCATCTTTCGACTATTATTTCTGCAATTTCTGGAGGCATATCAGGATCTGCAAGGAGCATAGCTGTTTTCAAAGCAGAGTCAAAGAAATCAAGTTCTATAATTTCGGTATTTAATATATCCCATAATTCTATTTTTGAAAGTTCCAGATTGTCAGAGTTGTCTTCATAAGTGAAATTCTCAAGTTTAAGAATTTCGTCATCATCTGTCGAAAGTATTGTCGACAAAGTTATAAGCTCTATATTTGTTAGAGATGCATCTAGAAGATCTATGAGTGCTTCAATTGAAGTAATATCTGAATTAATTCCATTGATACTTTCCAAGAGTTTATGCAGCTCATCACTATTAGATATAGTAGTTTTTATATCAGCTGGAATTTCAAAATTATATTCTTTATAAGATACGCCAGTTCTTTCTATTTTTTTTTAGACCCGCTGAATGCGGGCATAACTGATGATTGATAATCATCCTTGAAGAAAGGCTGTGAGCTTCCCCATGATGTTTCTAAAAAAGATGTCTGTTTAGATCCTTTTGTTGTTTTGTTTCCCTTTTTGTAGGGTGTTTTCATGAAAGGTGTTTTTACAGTTTTCTTTTTAAACTTTGTCTTTGCTTGAGCGGTAATATCTTTAAAATCATATCCAGTTATATGCATGTCTGGGTTTTCAAACATAAGGTTAATTTCTGGATCCCATATTCTGCAATAGTACTGATCTTTCTTATTGAAGATCATCATAATTTGTGGGCAATTGATTCCAGCTTTAGAAGCCATTTCTATTTGTTCTTTAAATTGTTTTGTATCTTGACCGCTTGGATTTACGCCCATATTGTGATGAGAATGACACCATACAGTCATATTAGACATAATGTCATTTGTGTCATCGCCATGCTCTTTCTTAAGATCTTGGTAAAATTTGACCATCATTTCTGGTGATGTATCGACTTCAGCAGCACTACAGTATTGTTCTGGTATGTACATTTCATATATTTTATATATGATAATATCATTACTAACCATTCTGTTTACCCTGCAGAACCATTGAGCTTCTTGAGGGGCTACGTCTACGACATGTTGTATTTTGCTTAGATCATAATGATCCATAACAAGAATTGGCTCTTTATTTAGAACCTTTAGATTACCTATTGGTTTTATCATTTTTTCCTCTCAGAAAGACGGGGGTCACAAGACCCCCAACTTTCTTCGGTTAGGTATTTTATTCAACTTCTGGCAAGCTTTGAGTTTCAAGCATATTATCCAATTCAGTTCCTGTTAAATTTCCTTCTGTAGTACCAGCTTGTCTAACAGCCTCTATCAAAGCAGATATAGTCTCGCTATCTACAGGTTCTCTTAGATGAACTGCAGTTTGATTTTCAGATAAATTATTTACTATTGCAATTGTATCGTTTTGCCTGTTGCCTATAGTTGATATGTAGGAAGTATAATTTGGATTTCTTTCAGGTGGTATTTCTTGCCTTAAAGAAGGTAGGCCTCTTTCTTCTCTTGTATTTTCACATTGATCGCAATCACAATCTTCATCAAAGAAAGCTTCTTCTTCGACTTCTTCTTGTGGTTCTTGTATTTGTTCTTCTTGTGGCTCTTCTGTAGCTATAGTTTCAAATGCTTCCACTATGGTTTCATTAATATCATCCATAGTTTCTTCATCTAAAACAAGATTTTTAGATTCATTAATCTTTAAAGAGAAATCGCCATCTAATTGGACATCAGCTAATTTCGGGAAATACTTATAATTTTTTCCCCATTGATCTGATGAATTGGCAGAATTAATCCATGTCATTGCTGAGAAGATAGCCATCTTCGGATCATGTAATTCAAATGCTTTATAAATGCCGGGGGAAGCTTCGCCTAAGCAAGCGTTTACCCAGCTTCTATTAATCATATTCTTCCATGCTTGATAAGATTCAGGCATGCTTTGAGCAGGTGTATGTGGGTGCCACCATAATGATCCATTGTTCATACCAAAGCAACCACGAGTATCTGCCAATACTATTGATAGAGAGCTACGTTTAACTTTGACTTTGTATGGGCCACCTACAATTTTTCTACAATTTTCCCCATCTGTATTGTAATCAACTTTGATTATTGATGGCTTCTTTGTGAAGAATGAAACTTCTTGTAATTGATATTCATTATTAGTTTGAGTTTTACACAAGAAGGGAAGCTTTGGATTGCTTTTGATTGATAAAGTTGTGCCGGTATTATTGTCAAGATATAATATGTCTTCAATAATAATCCCGGTTTTCTCAAGGTTTTGTATCCATTCTTGTGAAGATTCAAAAGCACCATCAAGTTCGCAAGAGAAATTATCTATATAATTTTTATAAATATCTTTTGCTTCTCTATGTTCTTTACTCATAGATTGTATTGCGGAAGTATAGCCTTCTATAATTGATTCGCTTTGCTCAAGGCTTATTTTTGTTTTTAATATATTTGATTTATATTCTTCTTCTTGTGTCTTTATTCTTTGAAGTTCTCTTTCCCAATACTGCATATCGTTTGCATATGTAGTCTTTTCTCTTAATGATGTATTTAATTTTTCATTTATATCATCAAAAGCTTTGCTAATATTTTGGTAGCCAGCTACTTCTTGTGAAGTATCAAGGTTCGCAAGAACTGAATAGTATTGAAAATCTTTTGGAGCTACGAGAGTGTTGTAATCATCCCTACTCTCCATTGTGACAGGTTCGTGTTCTGCTTGTATGTCTTCAATTATTTTTGTAATGCCATCCCAATATACAGTATGGCTTCCATATCTTTCTTTCATTTCTCTTTGATATTGTTCTGGTTTGAAATATTTCTTACCATCACCAGCGGAAAATTGATATAATAAATCAGCATAAAATGCTCTACTTCTTTTATACTTTAAGGAAGCATCTACGCTCTGAAAAGTTGCTAAAGTTAGTATTTTTACTGTTTGCCAAGTAAGATCTTCCTGATTTAGTACTGTATATTCTGATATTATAGGAAATATAGATCTTCCAGAAATTAATTGATTGGCTCTTTGTGATACTTGGGCTACGGATACAGTTCCATCACCACCTCTATAAAGATTTTCTAATTTTAATGTCTTTATGCGAGTTGTTGGGCCAAGTTTTTCTTCTATTGATTGAGCTATAATATCTTTTTGAGGAAGAGATCCAAGCATAGAAAACATATTAAATTTTCCAACAGGAAAAGGAGAGTTTAACCAACCTTTAAATTTGGGTCTTCTAGCATTCTGAGATTCTCTTGCTCGAATATCTCTGATTATACTGACATCAATGAAGCTTGTATCTTGATTTATAACTTCTCTTTGTATTTCTTCGGTCTCTCCGATTTCATTTACAAGAGAGTGAGTTTGCATTGGGTTTGATATATATGGAACGTTATCTATGTTAAGATAGCCGTCCTCGTCTTTCTCTATGAAATAATCTAATATAGCTTTTCCATAAGGAGAATGTATTGCTTCTAAATGTCGTTCAGCATCTCCTTCTTCGAGGAAAGACGCAGTATACTGATGGCAAGATACGGGCATAATCGCCTGATTATTTTCCATCGTATGATTCCAAGCATCATTATTTCTTCCATACCTATACATGTAGGTTCTAAACTCAGAAACATTTGCTCTAATAAACAAAATGTTTTGGTTTGTAGTATTAAAGGCATGGGTATTAGGTTGGTCTCTAGGACCATTCAAATATAGATTGTAACTTGTTTCAAAGCACCAACCTTGATAAAAATTTTCTTTAAGAAAATCAATATCAGTATAATTATTTAGATATTGAGAACCCATAGATACTAAATGTATTTGTTGGTTTGGGTCCTCAAGCCCGTCTCTAGAGGGCTGATTTATGATGTACATGTTTCCTCTATTGTTGTAGGTTAGTCATCATATTGAAGTAGCGCGCACGCGCTACTCTTCTTTCTGAAGAGGTTTGGATCGATTTAACAAGTCTTCAAGAATTAAGATTCTTAATCTTTTATGTTCTTCAGATAATTTAAATATTGGAACATATCCCACCTCATAGGAAAATGCTTCAGCGCCACATTCTATACAATAAGTAGGATTATTTAACAACTCTGTTGTTAATTCTGTATGTGCGCAGTGGTCGTCTGTACAGTGAGTTGTATGTGTAAACTTTTTAGTCATGCTGTATTTCCTTCCACAAGATGTTGTAAGCTATAATTAGTATTGTACTATAGTTATAAGAGGTTTTGTTATGAGATTAAGAAATAGTGTTTTTGTGTTTTTATCTTTACTTGTTTGCAGTTTCTTTTCTACAATTATTTTTGGAAAAGAAATCATACCCATTGCTGTAGCTGAAGCAGCTGCAAATCCTTATCAATTAGCCAAAGGTCATAGTGTATCTATAAATATTGATACCCCATGGGGCGGCAGGAGTACTATAGGTAGTGGAACCTTGGTTAGGACTAGCAATATGGGTTTAATTATATTAACTGCAGAACATGTTGCTTTAGCTGTGCCATTTCCAATGGTAGCTTGCTCTATGAACGATGAAGATGATTGTGTAGAACTTGGTATGAATCCAGTAGTAGATATTGATAATTCAATTGTTACTGACTGGGCAATTTATCAATTAGATGATAATCCTTTTTATTCTGTTAGTCCAGCTAGAATAAATAGTAGAGGACTAGAGCTTGGGGATACTACATATATGGCTGGAATGCCGTTTGGCTTAGGGCCATGGATGAGCGAAGGGAGCATTGCTAACATACACGGGAGCGGTATTGATGGTGAGTCTCTGTATATGATGAATGGTTTCGCTCACAGTGGATTCAGTGGAGGCGGAGTGTTTGATAAACGAGGCCGACTTCACGGAATAACTGTTGCCATAGCTACAAGCGAATGGGGACCGCAAGAAAATCAAATTTATGCAGTCCCCATTCATAATATTGGTATTCTTAATCTATGATTAGCGTACCGGAGTGCTATCACCCCAAAGTGCAGCCTGTCGAACTACAGTGTAGCTCTTTGTAGAGCTGGTAGAAAGCTGACGCTTCATAGCTCTTGCTTCGTCACGGCTTGTAAACCAGATAGTCATTGGCTTTCCGTTTGCAGTTAGGCCGTAGCGGTACTTGAAGTTACTGATTTGCATTATTATTCTCCTAAAATGGTATTTCGTTTGTTGTGTTATTTGAAATGGGCGGCAATGCAATTTCCGGCCCATTTATTAATCCTATCTTATCCATCGACTGATTATAACTTGGACTTTCCAAGATAATATCTCCAATTTCTTTCCATACATTATTATTAATTTTTACTATTTGTTCCATACGATTGTAAGGATAGTAATCGTTTCCTACTACGCAGTAAGAAACATTTTTTTCAGCTATTATATTGGGATATTTATGATATATTTTTAATAGTAAATTAATACTATTTCTAGAAAGAAAATATTCCCATCGTTTACAATATTTTTTAAATCTAGCAATTTGAATTACAATATTTGATATATTTCCATCTTTTATATTATTAAGCATCCAAGGATTTAATATTTCTAATTTTCTTTCATTATGAAAAGCAGGAGCTTTTCTATGTATGTATATAGATTTACTTAAGGGCTTGTATCCTACTGCACAATTAATAAAATCAAAAGACTCCAATATCGGGGAAGGGCTTCCCATAACTTTTTTAATAAATTGGAGGTTTATTTGTTTGTTAAGATATTGGCATGAAATAGATACAGCGTTATCAGTTTCATAAATTGAATTAATCAAATGTATTTTTTTTGTTTCTTCAAGACATTTATTTAATGCATAGCTATCATTAAAATATATATCATAATCATGATAATAGCCTCGTTTTATTTTTGTATTACTTCTATTTCTTGGAGCAAAAAATAAAGCCATTGGATAACCCCCAGCAAATAGGGGGTCATATTTTGTAAGATGAGCTAATTCTAAATAGTTATCGTGGACATCTATAATGTTGTCCCGATGAGGTATATTAATATCTCCATCTATAGAGATATATATGTTAGACATTTTAGAATCCTATTGGGCTGTCTGGCTCCTGTAATACGTTGGAATCTATTATGAATTTTTCATCAATTAAACAGCGAGATTCTTCATAAAGGAAAATCTTTGTAGCTGCTTTTCTAAGTAATTTCTTAACTATTCTTTCTATAGTTCTGACACCTTGGGTGTCTGCAAGAAGTTTTATAGCTGACTCATCAAATGATAAATTCATTTCTTCTAATTTATAATCTTTTATATTATTAGGTATTAAAAAGTTTCTAAGTATTTCTTCTCTTTCGTCTCTTGTATAATCTCTAAACGTTATTATTTCTAGCCTATCTAATAAGGCAGGTGGTATTCTGTCTTCATAATTTGCAGTACATATAAATAAAGCTTTAGATAAATCTGTTTCTACTTCTAAGTATCTATCTATAAATTCTGAATTTTGTTCTGGATCTAGAACTTCTAAGAGAGCTGACATGGGGTCTCCTCTCTTGGTATCTATCTTATCGACTTCGTCGAATAAAAATAATGGATCCATTGTTCTTGCGTTTTTAAGCCCTGCTATTATACGGCCTGGCCTTGACGCAACATAAGTTCTTCTGTGTCCTCTGAGTTCTGATTCATCTGACATTCCTCCCATTGCAATTTTAATAATTTCCCTATTGCAAGATTTAGCAATTTGTTTTGCAATACTGGTTTTACCAGTTCCTGGAGGGCCGACAAAACATAGAACAGTTCCCTTTGGTTCTTTTGTAATTTTTTCTATCACAAGGTATTCGAGAATATGTTCTTTGACATCATCAAGCCCATAGTGAGTTGAATTTAATAATTTTAAAAATTCTTTAAGATCTAAATCTTTATAAGAATGCAATCCCCAAGGGACTTCACTCAGCCAGTTTATATATTCATATAAAGCTTGATATTCTAGAGATGAAGGAGGGAGCGATTTCAATCTCTCCATTTCTCTTTCTATTTTTTCTAGAACATGAGGAGGTGGCTTAACTAAAGAAAGATTTTCTTCTATTTTAGAGTTTCTAGATGGTGGTTCAGCTTGCGTTAAACCAAGCTGATCAAATGGTATAAAAGCTGTTCTCTTTGTATGTCTTTTTGATTCAACTACTTGAATTAAAGTTTTTACAACTAAAGAGAATCTTTCAAGATTATTTTCAGATTGTAAATATTTATATCTTTCTTTTTCAGATATTGGCAAAGATGCAGCAAGAATATTAGACATTCTAATTGGGTTTTTAGATTTTATAACCCTGTCTTTTATTCTTTCAGATATTGTTGTCTGCCCAGTGACAATAACTCTTATTAAAGATTTTAAGTCTTCTGTTAATTCTTTTTCTCCTGGGAGAAGCTTATCCCATATTATCTGAAGATCTGTTTCAAGACCTATTTCATCAGAAATAGTAAGATCTTCTAATTTGGTTCTAGCAAGTATTTTACAGATGACAGTTGATTCAAATGCTGTATCTTCTACAGAAATTAGTTCACACAGAACCCCTATTGGTGCAACTGTGTTCGCTAATTCATTTTCATTTGAAAGTATAGATAGAGTAAAACTATCTTGTACTGTAACTCCTATTATAAAGGCTCTTTCTAATACTGTATTTCCTATTGATATTGCTTCCGTATTAAATAATTTTTGTTTTTCACCATCAATTGTGAATGAATATTTTGTATTCGGTATAGGAACGCCTTGATCTATAGATATTACTTGTACTGGTAATTTTTTCATTTACAATCTCCAGGTGTGCAAGGGGGCACAACAATTATATTGTACCCCCTCAACATAGCTTCTAACAAGTGTTAGTGAACAGTGCTATCACCTGGCGGTGATATAGATATTACATTTGTATCAAGGTTTTCTGAATCAGTTTGCGTACCATTATATGGTTGATAACTATTAACCCCGTTTCCAAGGTATGTTTCAGTATTTTCAGTTTCTTGATCTGCTGAATTTAAATTTTGATTGTAAAATTTATAAGGGGCACTGCAGGTAACTGTTTCTACTTCTATGTTATCGTAACCGTCTTGAAAAGCCATACCTGTAGCTATATCTTCTGCGGCTTCTTCTGATGCTGCATTGACGGTATATGTTATATTTGTTGAACTATAAAGTTCTACTGTGTATTGAGGCATATTATTTCCTTATTGTAAGTGCTGTAGTAAAGATAGAGTCATCTTTTCTAGTTCATTTTCAAGTGATTTTATTTTATTAGTTTTAATATTATTATCTTCTTGTATTAAAATTAATCTTTGTTCCAATTCAGATATCGGAAACTTTTTAAATTTTAAATAATGTGAAGCATAATAAAATAAAGTTTTTAATACACTAGCTACTGTAAAAATGCCTATGAAACACAATAGATATACTATGGTTTCAGGAATTATCACTTGATTCCTCATTGGAAGTATTAAGTACTTCTTCTCTAGGTTTATTTTTTCTTAATTTTGTTTTAAGTTTTTTTTCTAAATTATTAATTTTTTCATCTGCATTTTTTAAAAGATTTTTTAATTTAGAATTTTGTTGTTTAATTTTTTTAAGCTCTTTAGTACGTGAAGCTAAGCGACTACGCATAGCTTGCACAACGTCTGCTTGGTGTAGGTCATCCAGCAGTGACATTTTTCACTCCTATTAAATCTTTTTTAGCTATCCATATTACTATAGATTCGTTATCGCAAACACATAGGTGAGCGATTAAAGCTGAACCTTCATCTTTGAAAGATTCCCCAGATACATAAGGCAATCTAGTAAGAAGAGTTTCGGGTTTTATTGTTATTGTTTTATCTTTGTGTGGATAAAAGAAGCCTTTGTGACCAGTCTTGCTCAAAAAAGCTTCTGTAGGTTTTATTACTTTTATCATTAGCTAGGCATCTCCATGTCTGTTCGTTTGTACTATAATATATGTTTTTCCTTTTAATGCCTGCTTCGATCAGTGAAGCTTCACAATGTTGGCAAGGCTTGCTTAAGCCTAAAGTACCATCTTTTCTTATTCTCATAACATATATTTTTGTTTTTTTTCTTTTAGTTTTTGGAATTTTTTTTAAAACATGAGTTTCAGCATGATAACCAGCGAGAAGAACGTTATCTTTAATTCTTAAAATACTGGGATTTGTTTTAGAATTATTCCACCCTATATATTTTTGTTTATCAACTATTGCTATTGCAAAGTGTCTTTGCCCTCCTGGAGGATCTATATATATTTGAGGATGATTTAAAAGTTTATAGTAGAGGTTTCATTTTTTCCTTTAATGATTTTAATGAATCCATTCATCATCAACAACCATATCTATATTTTTTTCTATATAGTAATTTAAAAGTTTATTTAATATTTCTTTTTGTGAATCATAGTATTTTATAATAATATTTTTATTTATATCATAAATTAATTCATTCACTGTAAGCGATTTGCTTGCTGATACTACTTTTATATATTCAGATATATTTAATAAAGCATCATCAAGTTTTTCATCAGACCATTCGAAAGCTTCTAAAGCTTCTGTTTGGATACTGACATTCGATAATAAATCTGCTATAAAGTTATAAGACATTGTAAAGCTCCTACTTATGTATAATTATACATAATTAACGTATAGTTTACCAATTTATTGTCAATCAGAAATACCATGCTTGATTCTAAAAAAATCAATTGCACCTTGTACGCCTATATATATGCAAGCAACAAGAGTCCAATCTCCCGATTCCAAAGTGCCAAGGCCAAGAAAAGTAGAAGCAAGAGCAAATGTTAGCAGTTTTCTGCTAATTAGTTTATTTAAAACAACATCAAGTAGTGCTCCTGTTTTTGCAAGCATTTTTGCATTCCAGGATACTTTCTGAAGTTTAGTTTCTACTATCTGAGAAGCATCTTTTATTTCTTCTTTTATATCTTCGATTATTTTTTTTCTTTCTCTGTTAGCCATTGTGGTTACCTCATAATAAAAATGATACAGGCACAAAATATGCCTGCATCATTATATATCATTATAATATATATATTACCACGTTTTCTAACTAGTTGTTGAGAAAGATTCTGAACTAACAGTTTGTGGTGTAGGGTAATCGCTTTCAGCTACATCAGTATCAAGCTCCTGAGTTGTATCAGTTGCCTCAGCTGTAGAGCGAATGCGATCCAAGAAATGGACTTTTTCAGCATTTACCTCAAAGGTGTTATGCTTTACTCCATTTCTATCTGTAAAAGCGCGAGAGCGGATTGGGCCTTCAATGCAGACCTTACTTCCTTTCTGAAGGTAGCGTGAGCAAACTTCTGCAAGTCCATTCCATACTACTACATTAATCCAATCAGTTTCTCTAATTAGTTCGCGATCTTCGCCTTGACCTGAGTAATAGCGTCGATCAACAGCAATTGCAAAGTTGGTAACACTACGACCAGATGGTGTAGAGCGAAGCTCTGGGTTAGCACCCAGATTTCCAATTCCAGTCCAAGAATTCATAATTTTTAATACTCCAATTTATTATATAGTAAATGAATATATTTCATATACTATAAAAAAGGCGGTCACAAGACCGCCTCATTATTTTTGAATAAATTTTGTATTAACTGGATATTTATAATTTAAATATTGATCAACTGCGATATTAGCTAATAAGTCAGCAAGCTTATTATACCTATTTGCAGAGTGACCTTTTACCCATTTGAAGCTTATTGAATCGAATTCTTTTTTTAATTCAAGGATGCTATCTACTAGTTTTGTATTAGATTTTATTTCCCAATCTTTAGAAAGAACTCCAATTGAATATTTTGAGTCGGAATATATAGTTATATTTTCACCGGACATACCACTAGCTATAAGTATCGCTAGTGCATATTTGATAGCACTTAGCTCCGCTGCGTTATTTGTCATTTCTCCAAGATGCTTTTGATATACTTCTATTTTATTGTTTTTATTTATTATAACAACGCCAGCCCCAGCAGCTAATTCGTTTCTTCTCCAAGAGCCGTCAGTATATACTTGTATTTCTTCATTCATATTTATCTTTTATTTTATTATGGACATATTTAAACCAAACTAAATCATATATATAATATAATATAGTTGAAACTATATTGATAGCTATTGTCATTTCAATAGATTTATATATATCATCAAGATAGAGCTGTGTCATAAACAAACCGAATGGTATTGCAATGAAAAGTCTCCAAATAATTGCTTTTAAAGCAAGATTATTTTTTGTTTGTTTTGGAATTAAACTTGAGCCCGACATATAATGATAATCCTGAGAAGAGTGAGATTAGCATAAGATTTTGATCACTCAGATAGGTACCTAATCCAAATAACATTACATTAACAGTTATCAAGGATATATATAGATATTCTAATTTCATTTTTTTTCTAAGAATTAAAAAAACGAAATTGGAGGTAAATTTTTTTTCAAATTTCGTTTTCTATAATGCGATTTTCTTTATAAGTTTCAAATGCAATGGGCCAGCAACTTTTAGCTATGGCTTTGCAAGCATTAGCTACTTGCTGTATCTCCCATTGTGCTCCTTCATGTGTTCTAAGATCTATAAATTTTAAAAGATTACTTAAATTTACTGTACCATAATATGTAGTATACATATTTTGAGGCAATACGCCACGGGCTTGCTCCCTGCAGACACCATTTTCCAATAAATTGTTAAATAGGTCAAGAGATAAATTGTGATGCTCTTTTATTATATCTGATGCGAGACCCTTGCTTAAAGCATAATTTATATTTGGATTTATTTTATCTTTATTTGAAGCCTGCCTGTTGCTTTCATGCTGAGTCCTAAAAGAATCAGGTTCATAAAATTCCATATTTATTGAAGTGTACCTTCTAGATATTTCATTATAACTCCAAGTTCTGTGACGGTGGTGCTGACTACGCACAAAAAGAGGTACAATAAACCTAAACGTAATAACATTGTGTTCAAATGTTGACGTATGTCTATGTTTGACCAAATACTTAATAAGTTTTTTATCTTTTTCATTTAATTCGTTCCTTGTTCTACCAAAAGAAACTCGTGCACTATTAACAATAGTTAAATCTGAACCCATGTGTTCTATGTAGTCTACACGACCAATGCCATCGTTATACAAGGGGCATGATTGAATAATTTTATCAGTTTCAGTATATGATGCAGTTATCATAATTCTCCATAGTCTGTTATATTTTCGATAGTTATAGAATTGGGGCCAGAAGATACATATGTGCTTGTTTTATGATTACCTTTTGTAATAATCATATTTGAATATTTTATATCTTTGGTTTTTAAGATTTGTTTTAATTGATTTGTAGCTGTAGCCCCATCATGAGAGCCGCAGAAATTCATAATTTTTGGATTATAAGAATCGTCAAAATCAAGTAAGACGACTGTGTATATCATATTCATTTTAGCTATCCTTTGAAAGTTAAATTATATTATAATTATTGTAGTTGGTATTATTGATGAAAACTCCTAAAAGGAAAATCACTCGCCGTAAAAGGCGTTTAAAAAAGCCTAAGCTAAATAGATTGATTCTTAGAAAGAAGAAATCTATTAAAAAATCTAATAAAAAACAGAAACCAAAGTTAAGCGCCAATAAGCTTAAATCATGGTCAAGGGCTATAAGAACTAGAGATAAATATACGTGTATATCTTGTGGATCTAAAAAGAATGTTCACGCTCATCATATGGTCTCAAAGTATTATAGGCCTAAATATGCTTTTGTAATAGAGAATGGCATTACATTATGTTTTGTATGTCATATGGGTAAGGGAGGGGTTCATGATAAAAAAAGAAAACCCCTCAACAAGTTTATATCCAGGTTGAGAGGTATTTATAAAAAGCATGATATAAATGCTGCTATAGGGATCGGTCGGGCCCTCGGGGCATACTCGACTCTCGATCCGCCAAAGAAGGATAATCGGCAGTACAGGCCATATTCAAGGCTATTTGTATCCGCTCCTTCAAAGTCCAGAAAACCATAGTAAGGTTTTCTTCTTCGTTCATAAGGCATTCATTTCTTGGCACGCCAAGTTCATCTAAATAAGTATGAGCTTTTCTTAATTCTTTTTTAGTTATTTTAACTTGATTGTTTTCAGCATCAATAAACATGGATGTCATTTCATTTTTCCTAAATTAATCGATATAATTTTCTGTAGATTTAATTAAAGATGTATTGAATGCAATACTAATTCTGTCGTCGTGAGCTTCATTAATATTGACTTCATGCATAGTGTCGCTTTTAAAAAGAACGAATGAGCCTTCTTTAGGTATAATTTCTTTAGTGTTAATATTTTCGTACATATCGTTTTCTTTTAAAACAGAATTACTTGGTTGACCTATTTTATTATGTATAATTAAGTTTCCAGAATTTTTTGGAACTTTTAAATAATAAACTCCAGAATAATCACATCTTGGATGAGTATGCAAGATATTTCTGTGATTATAACTGCTAACATTAGCCCATCCTTGAAGAGTCATACTGTAACTAGGTATAGGTATGTTTTTGTCTACTCGGCTAGTAAGCAATATCTGGTGAATAATTTCTTTAATAATGCTAGCTAATGGAAATAATTCTTCATTTTCAAATATCCCATCATAAGAGTGCCAACCACCCCTGTTGGATCTATTTAAGCCTTCGGGGTCTGATTTTTTTAATGAATAAATTAATTTAATTATTGATTCATTTATTAAATCATGATTTTTTAAATCAAAAATCCAAATTGGATTAGTAAAAGAATGATTTGGTTTAATTGCATTTATTTCTAAAGGTTTGCCAGAATAGCTATTAATATATTCATTAATATTTTTACTTATCTCATTCATTTTATTCTTTTTGTTTAACAATGATATCCGCGATGCCATACTCTATTGCTTGTTCTGCATCAAGAATATAATCTCTATCGGTATCATTTTGAATTTCATCAAAAGTTTTTCCGGTAGCATCGGCAAGCATTTGATTTAGTTTAACCTTGAGTCTAACTATTTCTTCTGCAGCAATTTGTATGTCGCTAGCCTGGCCTTGAGCACCGCCTAAAGGCTGGTGTATCAAGACTCTTGAGTTGGGTAGTACATATCGCTTGCCTTTTGTTCCAGAAGCAAGGAGTATAGCTCCCATGCTTGCAGCCTGGCCAATGCAAATTGTTTTGATATCTGATTTTATAAAATTCATTGTATCTACGATACCTAAGCCTGCAGTCACATGGCCTCCAGGAGAATTAATATAAAAAGATATATCTTTTTCTGAATTTTCATTATCTAAAAATAAAAGCTGAGCGATTATAGAGTTTGCAACTTGACTGTCAATATCTGTTGATAAAAAGATAATTCTATCTTTTAGCAATCTACTATAAATATCGTAAGCTCTTTCGCCATCATGTGTTTTTTCCACTACTGTGGGTACAAGTCTGCTCATTTTATACTCCTGAGTATACTAGTAATCCTAATATTGCCATAGCAAACCCAACGAGAACACATATTAGACCTGGAACTACCAGGCTATTAATATCTTTTAAAGTTGTATTTGATGCTAAAGCTTTAAGATTAGATTTCTTTTGTTTTAATTTCAAATCTTCTTTTTCATCTGCAGATAGCGGGACATAAAGAATATCATCTTCATATAAACAGTTTTCAATTTTTTGAATAACATTGTTTATATTTTGTTGTAAATCTTTATTTTGAGCTATATTTTCTGTTTTAAAACATGAAAGTGCAGTTAAAATTAGATGTTTTTCGTCTACATTTAGTTTCATTTGACTAAATCCTATGAATTTGATCTTAAGGCAGTTACAGGATAATTTTTTGTTAATTCAGATGAACTTTGTATTTTTCCACCACCTACATTCCATAGCATTTGAATATTTAATTCTTTGCATAATATAATTTCAGGTGTATTGGTTTTAACTCTGTCGCCACCGTTTGCAAAATAATTTGGTTTAATTTCTGCAAGTGTATTGCAAACAGTACCGTCAGTATCATCAGCTAGTATAACTTTTGTTACGCCTTTAATAGCATAAAGAATTTCTTTTCGCTCTTCAAATGGCATAAATTTATAACCCTTTTTTCTAATTAGCCATTGATCGCTATTTAGTATGACTATAAGATTACCATATGTTGCGGCTTCTTGTATCATTCTTATATGGCCAATATGGATTGGGTCAAACCCACCGCTTATAGCGATTGTATCATATGGTGTAGCCATATAATCTCCTATATGTCGTCCCACCCATAGGGTAGTCCGTTTATTTTATTTTGAAGTCTAAGTCTTAAGGCTAATGCTTTATGACCGTTTTCAGGTAGGCTATCTATACAGTTTTCCATTTCCTGTACGGAAGCATTTTGATTTTTAAGTAATATTTTTGCAGTAGTGTAAGCTTCTGACCTATTACTTCTTTCTTGTTGATTCATATGAATTCCTTTTATTAATAAATGGCACGCCCGACAGGATTCGAACCTGTGGCCCACGGCTTAGAAGGCCGTTGCTCTATCCAGCTGAGCTACGGGCGCTCATTTGTTATCTTTAGAAGATATACCTTATTTCTGTTTTTGGTAGATTTTGATTAATAAGGTGCTTAAAATTTTGAATATATTTTGCTTTATCTTTCCATTTGTATCTTAAATTATGCCCACCATAAGTGCTAATCTTATCTTCTTGTAAACTTGGATTCCATAACATTTTTTCTGCTTTTGGATGCCAAACTTCATTAATATCATGAAGTTGTTTGTTGTGAGTTAAAAAGATAACTTCAGCTTTTAGTTGAGCTTTCACTTTGTCGCTTACAGAGTCATTTATAGAGGTAAATAAGAGTTGATAATCTTTTTCCCAGCCATCGTACACGATTACTGGAGAGAAATTTAAATGAACTTCATATCCAGCATCATAGAAAGATTCTATTGCTGAAATTCTTTCCTGAATTGGAGATGTTCTAACGTCAACTAGCTTTGCTACATGATCTGGCATTAAAGAAAATCTAATTCTAGTTTTCTTTTGTGGATCATAATTTAGCATATCTTTATTTACATACTTTGTAGCAAAACTAGCTTTTGCGTTAGGTATATTTACAAATGACTGAATAGTTTGTTTTGGAATATCAGATATTATTGCATCTGCAGATATATCATTGTTACAACCTATATCATAAGTCCAATAAATTGGATCACATTGATTTGATATTTTTTTTGGTTGTTTAAACGCATGCTTTTTTATAGAAGATAAGATTTCTTCTGAATTTACAAATATAGTTGCTGGATTTGCATATCCCTTTCTTCTTGCAACGTAGCAATACGTACATGCCATTGCGCATCCATTCGCAAAACTTGGTGAAATAAAGTCTGTAGACCTACCATTTTCTTGGAATCTTAAAGAAGACAGTACACCTATAACTAGGTATTCTTTCTTAACTTTATTCCACATTTTAGTTAAAGTTTTATTATTGTTAAGCTCTGGTATTTGCCAGTGGCTAGGAACTTCAACTATTTCAGCATTTGGATATTTTGTTAATATCTGATTAGTAGCGGAATAGCTTTTTGCTTTAGTTTGTAAGTATATTTTTTTAATGTCTATCAAAGACATAATTTCCTACGCTGGGTTGATAAGTTAAAAAGGGGGGAGAGCCCAGTCGGGCTCATATTAAGTTGGATCTATTAACCAGAAAGGACATGCTATTGGCATGCCTTCTTCGTAATAGGGTTTTTTTTGAATATTTACAGTACCTTCTGGAGTTTCCACTATACATATAGATTGTTCACATCTATCAATAATGCATAGTGGGGGAGACGGTACATCGTAAGCGAATAGTAGTAATATTAATATCATTTTTACTCAAAGTGGAGCCATTGATAGGACTTGAACCTACGACCTGCTGATTACAAATCAGCTGCTCTACCAATTGAGCTACAATGGCTAAGGTATATATGTGTTTTCAGTTATATTAAATACGGTGTTATCTGGTGGGATAACTGTTTTATTTAATAAAAACAACATAAATAATGCTCCAACGAGCATAGTTAGTATTGCTTGAAATATATAATCAGATAACAATTTAAATCTCGTAATACTGGAGCGGAAGGATTCGAACCTCCAAGCTAAATAATAACATTATTTAACACCTGAGAAACAGTCAGGCGCGTTTGCCAGTTCCGCCACACCCCAATTATTACTAGTTTGTAGTTTCTAGATCTTCTAGCCAAGCTGGGCCACCAGCCCATAAACCGTTTGTATCAAATCCGGGAGGAATACCAACTGGAATATTATAGGTAGTATTTAAAAATGCTAATATTGCTGCTATATCAGCAGAGTTAATATTATTTAATTTTTCTGATAAATAACTATAATGTAGAAATGTATCAGTACCAATAACAATTGATATACCTGATGTCATTCCATATTTCATCCAAGTAAGTAGGATTGAATCCTCACTGTAAGGCGAGTATTGTTTTTTTGAATCATTAAGAAATATATTTGAAACATTTTCTTGAATGAAAAATTTATAAGTAGTACTATTACCAGGAGACCATTCGTGATATTTCATGATACATCCTTTTCAATTTCATGAGTTTGTTGCCAAAATTCTTCTTTCCAAGAAGTTTCATGCTCATTCATGTGGTAAACTTTATCACCCTTAATTGTAGACATGATGGTTTCGCCTACATGCCATGCTGTTGAGCCAGTTTCTTTATTGTGATAATGCCAGGCTCCTCGGCCAGTTGTTTTGGCTTTTGTATCACATCTTATTATATGGGTTGATGTTTCTTTAACCCAATCCATAGTAATTTTTTCTTCATATACTACGGTACAGGGATAAGTATACCCAAGTTCTTTTCGTTCAATCATGATCGAAACCTTTGATATTTGTTGAAAGTTAATTGGTTTTGATTTTTTTAAATTAAAATCAGTTCCAAAATGATTTATTTTTATACGACCTTTAGGATTATCTGAAAACATAGTACACCTCTAATAAGAGTATACTATTTATTTATTTTTTCTTTCCATTTCTTGAGTTTCAAAGAGTATTGCTAAATTAGCAATACAATACTCTATGTTGAAAGCTTCAAGAAAAGTGTAATGCTTTATAAGGAAATCTGTATAAAAAAAGCTTCTTACTTTTGATGTAAACCAAAAATAAGGAGCTTTAAATGGTACATACAATAAATGTCTGTATATTAATATCCTTTTCATAAGAAAGGGTCCTCTTGGGCTGACTTTATACCAGCCTGCAATCTAAGGTATAGAAGTGAAACACAGGTCAATATGAGGGACTCCCGTCGGAGTTTGCAGAGCCTGTAAGACCTATTATATAGGATTAGCAAGAAGATAAGGAAATTTCTTTTTGAAGATAAGATGCAATAGATGATAAAAATTCATTTAAATGTTTATCATTAGATTTTATAGTTAAATCTTGTATTTTTGTTTCAAATAATTCAAGTTCTTTTTTATCTAAAAGCTCTATTTTATGCATAAGTACAGAAAAATAATCTAAGCATATAGCTACTTTTTCTTTACTTGTCCTAGAGCTTTTTACTAGATTTATTCTTTTATTATTTAGTGATTTTATCTTTGTCATAGCTATACTGGAAGGGCTTGCCAAAGCCCTATGTATTAAATAATTTAAGTTGGTTCTTATCATATTCTGCTTCTTCCTCTATATTTTTTAATATTGAGGAGATATTTTTTATAAGTATCTTTCTAGCTTTATTGTTTGAAGTGTTAGAGCGAAGAAATTCTATACCAGAAATAGTTTTTTGTATTTCTTTTATAGCTTCATCTAAAGTATATTGCATTATGAATTCTCTTTTGCTCTCACGTATGCCTTAGAAAGCATAGGGATAGAAGAGCCTAGAGTTATAATTCTTGCAAAACCATCGACTAACATTAAGCTAGCAATTATAATATTATTAAGCCTGCGTTTAATTTGTGATGGTTTTTCATTTTTTAGATATGGGTTGTATTCTTGTTCCATGATTTTATCCATTGACATTCTTTGTATAAGAATGATTATATAGTATAGGGGATATTTATGTTTAAATATATATTATTAATGTTATTGAGTGCAGGTTGTGCTGCAGAATTAACTACATCTGAAACAGATAGCAAATCCTCAATAGAGGATGATAGCTGGATAACATGGGATACATGCTCATCAAAACCAAATGATCATCCTTGTGATTTTAAATTAAAAGATCACAATGGTAACGATTGGAGTTTGTATGAAAATTATGAAACTACCATGGTATTAGATTTTTCAACTATGTGGTGTGGAGTTTGCGTTAATATTGCTCCGCATGCACAAGATCTTACAGATAAATATATTTCTGAAGGACATGATTTTTTATGGGTAACTATATTGATAGAAAATCAATATGGGGAGCCACCTACTCAGCAAGATTTAAATAATTGGAGAGATATTTTTGGCATGACAAGCTCTCCAGTTTTAGCTGGAAGTAGAGATTTAATAGATTTAAATGCTGAAGAAGGTTTTCCTATAACTTCATGGCCAACATTAATTATTATTAATAAAGAAATGGTTCTTACTAACGGTATAAATGGTTGGAATGAATCTGTTGTAACAGGATGGATTGATCAAGCTTTAGGTATCTAAATTTATATCCCAAATATCTATATCTTTTAAATTTGAATTAATATTTTCTTCAAATGTTTTATGCTTTATAATAGTTGAAACAGTATTTTGGTTAGACCAACCGTTATCATACAGTAAGCCTCTGCAAGATAGAGTTGCTATATCTTCAGAGATTTCAGGTAAATAAATTTCATAAGCATATATATTGAAATCACTTTTTTTCCAACCATTTAAAAGTAATGTTTGGGTTTTTGTAGATTTATTTTTCTTTTTTGCTTTTTCAGATAATGTATCTATATAGCTCATTTCAGATACTAATATTGTATATTTAGTTCTCATGTTATAGCAGCATATATAGACATTGATACGAAGAATGCTAAAGTTAGAATTGCTCCGATTGACATCGTTTTTTCAATTATATCATATTTATCAAATAAATTTGTCATAATATATTGTCCTTTTGAATGGTACCTCAGGAGGGAATCGAACCCTCACGCCTAAATAGGCCAGGGATTTTAAGTCCCATGCGTCTACCAATTCCGCCACTGAGGCATAGATTTAAAGTTTAGAAGGCTTGTATAATTCGTACAAGGATTCTGTTATTCTGTCATTTTCTGTATAGCCTAAACGTGATTCCCATTTTTCAAGGGTATTAATTGCGTCGTCAGTTGAGGCTGAATTTTTTGCTTCTATTTCAATAAATTGAACATCATCTTGAAGAGTATAATGGCATATTTCCCATTTATAAGATGAAATAATATAAGCTTCTTTATATATATCGAAAGATTTTTTAAATCCTATAGATTGTAAGAAATCTACAATTTCAATATTTGAATTTCTGCGTACATCTATATTGATTTCTTTTCTTACTATATTATTGTCTGTATTTGTTTTTTCTTTTATTGTAAGTTCAGTTAAAGAGCCGCCTCGCCTATACCTTATATATGGTGCAGACGAGTAAACCCCTTCCTGCTCATAGTAACTATCGCAAGATACAACATGATAAAAATCAGGTTGTGAAACCATGGTTGATACATGGTTTTTTACGATCTGTGTTATTTCTGAACAGGAAAGGGTTGCTCTATATTTGAACTCTATTTCTAGGTTCAAATCCATAATTTTATTTTAACCTTGAGTTTCTTCTGTAGGGCTAATACTTTCAGTTGTTTCAACTTCTGGTGGTTCAAATATTGGAACCTCAGGAGCAACTGTTTGTACGATTACATTAGCAACTTGATAAGGATTAGCATTTGCATTAGGCCTGCGATCTTCAACATAGCCAAAACCGTTGGTTTTAGTTATTCCAGGGATTCGAACGCTTGCAGTTCTATCAGAATAAGCATATCTGAAAGTTTCATAAGAGCAAGTTTCATGCTCTCCTGTTAGTCTAGACTGATAATCATGGCCGTAAACAGCTAAATGTTTGGCCGGATCTTTTGAAAGTGCTTCGCATGCTTGCTCAATATATTTAATGCCGCCTTTATTACGCATAATTTCAGTTGAGAAATTTGCGTGCATTCCAGCGCCATTATAATTCTGGCCAAGAGGTTTTGGGTCGTAAGAAATATCTATTTCTGACATTTCTCCAAGTAATTCAAGAAGGTATCTTGCTATTAGTGTTTCGTCAGCGATAGCGACAGGATTACCTGGCCCCATCTGAAACTCCCATTGACCTGGAGCAACTTCGGCATTAATGCCTGATATTGACAAGCCAGCCTGCATACAGGCTGTAAGGTGAGCTTCGGCTAGTTGTCTTCCAAATGAATTTGAAGAGCCAACACCACAATAGTATTGCCCTTGTTCTTCTGTTTTAAAATCATCAGGTGTTTTAACTTGTGAATTTGCTAGAGGTGATCCTTCCTTGAACAGAGTATATTCTTGTTCAAATGCAAACCAAAAATTGTGCAAACCATTATTATTTTTATCAATAGTTTCTCTAAGGGTAGCTCTATAATTTGTTTTGTAAGGTTGAAGGTTTTCATCATATACTTCGCAAAGAATGATAGCGCTATTCTGCCTTAAAGGGTTTAAGCAAGCTCTAACTGGTCGAAGGTACATGTCGGAGTTAGTACCTTCAGCTTGATTTGTAGAACTGCCATCAAAACTCCAAACTGGTGGATTTTCTAATTGAGATTTACCAATTACACGAGTTTTTGCTCTAATTTGAGCAGTAGGTTGTGTTCCATCTAGCCAGATGTAAGTTGCGGTATAAGGTACATTTTCATTAGTACCTGCTGTTTCTGTTGTTGTCATAATTTAAATCCTTTCGGGTGAATCAGAAAATTTTATTTCTGATATTAGTGGGCAATTTGCATATACTTTATCAAGTATAAAGTTTTTCATAGAATTAATATTCTCAAACACTCTTAAATAATCACCAACATACACTTTATAAGAACTTACTGAATCTAATATATCTACTTTTGATATAATCAAATGAGTAGTTCCTGTAAGATTAATAGCTCTTAATAGCATAGTTAAATTCAACCAATTAACTTTTCTTCGTCTTCCTGTAGTAACACCAAATTCATTTCCTTGGTCTGCAATTTTTAATAATTCTTGATTTTCTAACAAATTATCTGGAAATTTTGGGTCAACACCTGATCTTGTATCATATATTTTTGCAGCACCGTATATATTTCTAATTTTTTGAGGTGGTATACCCAGGCTACAGGCTCCATAAGGGAGCGTATTGCTTGATGTGACATATGGGTATTCGCCCCAGTCAAGGTCTAACCAAATTCCTTGTGCTCCTTCACACAATACTTTGCCAGATATTTTTTCATCCCATAAAAGTTTTTCAGATAATATTTCTTTTGCAAGTATTCCAGTTCTAGCAGCTTTATCAGCATAGCATGGAGCTATACCATTTGCTGTAGTTCCTAGTGCTTGATGTAATTTTCTTTTATCTTTAATAAGATGTTTATCTGTAACTACATGTGCTCTGGGAGATACTTTTATAGTGGATATATCAAATCCATTTTCTTGTAAATATAAAAGCTCTGATAGAAATTTATCTTTATTTATAACACATCCGGGACCGATTATGGATGGTATACCATAAAATACTCCTGAAGGTATTAAATGAGTTTTATATTTATTACCTTTCAAATAGACTGTATGCCCTGCATTTGAGCCTCCTGCCCACCTGCATACATAGTTATAGTCTTTCGATGATGCTAGTTGTGAAGTTATTTTGCCTTTCGCTTCGTCTCCCCAAGCAAGGCCGCAAACTACGTCTGCGTATTGAATCATATTAATCCTTAATAATTTTTATCAAACCAAGTGGTCTGTGGGTTTCGCTATCTAAATAAAGTATATCTTTATCATGATTATACTCTTTATAAGTAAAATTTATTTCTTTATTAGCTCTTTTTAGAGCTGATTCAAGGGTTTTATAAGTTCTTATTTTTTTGCCCATAATAAATCTTTCATTTGCTATCCATAATTCATATTTCATGATATATCTCCGGGTTCTATATACTTGTATTATATTTAATACAATTAGTATATTTGTATATGGCTGCCCCTCCCGGACTCGAACCGGGGACCCATTGATTAACAGTCAATTGCTCTAACCAGCTGAGCTAAGGGGCATAAGGATATTATGATTTCTACTGCTTTTTCTTTATTCTTTATTTTTTTAATTTTAATAGGATATTTACTCCTAGGTATTCATATAGGAGTTAAATCTCAAAAACAAAAAATATTAAATGAAAGAGTGCAAGCAATGTTTGACGAATATCATTATAATGAATACAATTATAATCAGAAAAGATATGATTATATAAATCGTGCTTCTAGACAAGGACTGTATTTTGATATAAAAAGTAATTCTTATATAAGAGTTGAGGATGTAGAATGCGAAATCGTAGGGGAAGTGAACTGAATAGAATCAATCAAGAATCAGTTGTATTGATTAAAGCTATTAGTAAGTCAGTCTTGTGGATAGGATTGACTATATCGATATGTTTTGGGATATCGAAATGTTCGCTAAATGATAAGACGATTATTACATGTCAAGAAGAATGCCAAGCCTCTGGGAGGTCTATGGCATCTGTTACTTCTTCAAAATGTGAATGTGAGGGGAAGGAGGATGCAGGATCTCTTCCTTCAATATTTTAAATATCTATAAAAAATTGCATTATTATACATACAAGTACGCATCCCATAGTAATTGAAATTGCTTCCATTATTTGAATTCCTTTTTAAGAGTTTTTAAGAGTTTTCTTCTTGTTTTTCGATTTTGTCTATCTACAAATGTCAAACCATGTAAATGATCGTATTCATGTTGAAAGACGATGGCATCGAAACCATCTAAGTTCCAGGTATTCCTTTCAGTTGTAAGATCTATATAGCTAGCAGCTATAGATGAGCTTCTTGTTACATTCAAAGTCATTCCAGGAAAAGATAAGCATCCTTCAGCTACTGTTACAACAGCAGAAGGGTCATGATTTTGAGAGTATTCATGTATTATTGGATTGATTGCAATGATAATTTTATCATCGCTGGTTTTAAATCCAAAAATTTGTTTATTTAATCCAATCTGAGGAGCTGAAAGACCAGCTGCATTTGAATCATTTTGCAAATATTCTCTTAAATCTTGACATATTTTAACTATTTCTGGTGTAATTTCTGCAACTGGTTCACATTTCTGTGAAAGGATTTTATCTGGATATAGTACTATTTTAGTCATAATTTAAATTCCAAATATGTAGGGGTAGGGTCCCAGGATTCATGCCTTGCTATTCGCTCTAAATCATAGCTGGACTTAGTCGCAAAAGACTTAGTCATTATAATGATAATAGACCTGGATGGCGAGCCAGTTATCAATACGAGAGTAGTTTGGTAACGAAGTCAAGAATAAGTACCAAACGATATTGAAACAGAGCTGGTCGTGTAAATACTACTGTGTTGCGTAGTCCACTTTATTACGTCCTTCACCCCATACCATATTTTAGTATGAATAAAGTAAGTTGCTAAAATCCCCGACCGAAAGCCGTCGTCACTTTTTTGATTTATTTTTATTATTTTTACGCCGTTGCCAATTTTTTCTTCTTGTATTTCTCAATGATTTCATATTATCTCTTGAGATTCTAATTCCATCTTTTTCCATGATTATAGAAATTTCTAAATCTGTTAGTTTATAATTCATTAATCGATGTATTTCGTTTACAACGGGTTTAGATAAATTCATTTTATATACCTTAAGTAATTATATCTTTGTAATTATTTAATATTTTTTTATGTAATGTTTTGTATAAGCCGGGATTGACACCTAAACAGTTCTGAACAATATTATGTCTAATATGATTTCTCATATATTTTGTATTCTTATTTGAAGGATCTTCAATATAAGGGATATCATATTTTTCAGACCAGTCTATCAATTGCTGCTTTTTTGTAATTAAAAAAGGTCTAATTATTGTACCTCTTTTATATGGAATAAGTCTTGATGTACCATGAAGAGATGTAAATATCCATGTTTCAATTTGATCATCTAAATGGTGGCATGTAATTATTGGAAATCCACATGAATTATGTTTGAAGAATTCATACCTGCAGTTTCTCCAGTATTCTTCTGGAGATTCTGATCGGTTTTTTTCCCGAGAAATTTTTCCAATAATAATTTTAATATCTTTTTTATTACAATAATCATTTAGGAACTCTTCAGCTTCCAATCCATGGCTTGTGCCGTGATTAAAGTATAACACTTTGAGTTCTCTGTTTGTATTATTTGTTAAAAAAGATAAGGCAGCCATACTATCGAGGCCGCCTGAAACCGCGATAGAAGTTTTTTGGGGAATTTTTCCCAATAATCTAATCATACGGATTTCCTAATTAAAAAATAATAAACGAATTAACGTTTATCTATTTAATCTTCTTGATATAATGTTTTTAAGTATCATTTCATCTGTTGCTGAGTATATAACAGATTGAAAATCTCTGAGATCTACTGGCCCTTCAGATTCTATTAGCATCAACATACCTTGAAGCATTTCGCTTATAAGTTTTTGCATTTGCAAGCCTTCTTCAGTTATACATGAATCGCCTTGTTCTTCTCTGTCGTATAGGTTTTTTGCCATTTATTTATTCTTATTTATTAAAATGTAGTTAGAAAAAGCAAGATAGCAATTATATATAAAGGTATCTTCCACCAATAATCTATATCTTGTGCTTTCTCTGGAGTCAACCCTTTTATTAGGGCATCCCAAAAATGTTCCATTAATATTTCCTTGTAAAGTGGTAGGCCCACTCGGACTCGAACCGAGAACCCTCGCTTTATGAGAGCGATGCTCTGACCTGATTGAGCTATGGGCCTTCAATCCAGAAAGAAACAGGCCGCACGGCCTGTTAAATGTTTTTAGCTTTATTAGTAACTTTCAATCTTGAAGATTCCATTGTAAATTTATTTGGAATAAGTTTGTAAGAATATGGAATACTTTTAATCCCATCTATTTTTTTAGTTCGATTTATAATCCCATTATGTTTCATCCATAAATCGGTTGGCATCATTATATTTTTTCTTCGTTTTATTTTATTTAATATATATTTGGCTCCTCTAAGACTTATTAATAATCCAGTATCACCAGGTCCAAGTCTTTGGACATACCAGCCTCCACTGTTGCTAAGAGTTTTTCTTATTTTATTAACTTTTTGTATAAATCCTTTGCAAGGAGTTACATCATCTTGAATAATTAATGCTTCACGTATATTGTTTTCTACCATCCATTGTAAATAGTTGATATAGCTACACCATATACCTCTTTCTCCTGCTGAAAGTTTTCTTCCGACCCATTTATTCCAATCTAAAGTTATTCCCGCTTGATTAAGTATAGCGCTAACTTTGGCAGTATCTGAACCGTCAACAGCAGGAAATATTTTCATTTTAGGAAATCTTTTCATTAAATATGAATCGATATGAGTTTTTCTATCTTCGTCACTTTCTAAATGAAGGATGTGCATAGGTAATTGTTTTTTATGCCAATTGGCTCTATTTTTTATCCATCTTTCATAGTCTTTTGGTTTATCAAAATCATCTGTCCAATCGTCTATATTATAAAATCTATCTTTTATTTTATGTTGTTTTAATGGAATGCCAGACATAGCTCTATAATGTTCCCAGCCACCACATCTTCTTATTTTTTTATTTTTATAAGCTCTTGCTATTTTATGCAGATTCGCTTTGTGTTCTGGTATATCTTTGGGATAGAAAGATTGTGCAAATAATTCGCCCCATGGGCATCCTGTTATTTTGCTGGCATGATGTCTACCGAAAAGTATCCAATCTTTTCCTTTATGATTTAATATTTTTTTAATTGCATTATTTGAAAACCAAACGTCTCCGTAGAAAACTATTGTTCTACCATTTTTATTCCAAAGGTTTTGTGAACTTAAAAATTTATCAGCATCAACATTGTCTGGATTTAGATCTGCTATATATAAAGTTGATCCGGGTATTTTATACCTATCATCATCATTTTTAGCTACTACGTATATATCATTTTCAGGTTTTTCTGATAATTGTTTTACTAATCTTTCTAGCATAACTTCACCCTCTAAAGGGATAAGATGCTTTGGTACTTCTAAATAGTTTCCCCATCGAGTAGCTTCTCCAGCGCATATAATAATGCAAATTATTTTTTCATTGTCCATTACATTCCTTAATTAATTTATCTAATTCTAATCCAGCACAATCTATTTTATTTCGAGTAAAATTATAGTGATTGCATATTCCTTTAAAGGATCCGGTTTGACATACTCTATGAACGCCTGTATTTAAGCTTTTATCAGAGTTTTGAGGATATTCCATAGGTATACCTATTCCCTGACTGCAAGCCTTCCAAAGGGCTTGCAGGGCCTGCAATTGCACAGGATAAAAACCAAGAAATTCTTTTGATTTTTTTCCGTGAATTATGGCATCTTTTATTATTGGTCTTTCTCCGAATCCATTCGATTTGTACCAAGACTGGTATTTTGTATAGTATGCGTTTGATATTTCAACGCCAATTCCTTTTCTGTTACCTACGGTACACCCTGCATGCCAAGCGCCATGCTGTGTGTCTAATAATTGATAGATAGTCCCATCATTATCGATACAGAAATGAACTGAGATTCCTCTTTTATTTAATACTTTTGCACAAGATGTGGAATCTAAACAGACATCCCAATGGTTAACAAACATTGTTGGGCTTCGATCTTTTTTACCAGAGTAGTCGTAATAATTACCCGAATCTATGGATAAGCCAGCTTCATCATCCCAAAGAATAATTTTGTCCCATTCAATAGGTATGAAATTGCTATTATGTACTATGTATTTATTGCCATTTCTTATTTTACCTAGTAAGTAGGGGCTTGGATTGGGAGTATAGTTAGATATATTTGCTTGTCGATGAGTCCATATTCTTCTATATGTTGATGGCCCGCAAAGGCCATCAGGTGTAATGTTGTGATTCAATTGCCATTCTTTTATAGAATAGACAAGAGCGTCATCAAAATATTTTTCATTGAACCAGGTGGGATCCCATCCTAATTTCTGGGCACTTGATTCATTGTAAAAATTTTTATCCATTAATCACCGCCATAGACATTATACAATTCTTCCTCTTCTTGTTGTTGTTTTATTTTTTGTTCAGCCAATTGTTTTTTCTGATGCACTCTGTACATTAGATATACAATGGATGCTACTATAATTATATTTGATAAATCGAACATATATACCTCGTTAATAGAGTTGGTTGGTAATAACACATAGTGTACACAACACATATTAACATTTTAGTTATATCTAGATGAAGGAAGAATTTCTATAGTGTACTTTTATAAATAAGTTAATATTACAGCTATTGATGATATTATTCCAAATATACTATACATTTCTAATGTATAATTTTTACATTTTTTATTTTGCATTACATTCATTTTTATGATGAGAAGAGTCTATGCATGCTCCAGCTATCATTAGGGAGCCAGCAAATAAACTTAGTGTTGCACTCATGTAAGCTTCTTCATAAAGATTTACAAGTGTTTCAATAATGTGAATTGAGCCATGTATTCCAAGGGCCCAGCGTATAAATTTGTGAATTATAGATTGTGACATGTTTTTCCATATAAATGGTGGAGACGGCGGGAATCGAACCCGCGTCCATAATAATTTTGATTATAGTCGTTTACAAGCTTAGTCAGTTTTC